GGTTGATATCTTCCTTGACTACAACCTTTGTTAGAAGAAAGCCTGGAGTCCAGCCAGAGAATCCAGCACCGCGGTCTAAATGCTTTGCCATTCTCATGGCATCTTCCTCAAAGAAAAAAGTTTCAATCACTTGTTCGGTAGCAAGTTCAAAAACTCCCCACATGTAATCATCATTTTCCTTGAACGGTACTACATCATACTTGGTCATTTTCATACTTTGAATCCTTTGAACTTGTCTTTATTGTTGCCAAACTGTTTCTGTGGAATCTTAGGTGTATTAGAAGTCTGCCCGCTATCGATGATATCCATCTGTGCGGTGTTCTCTACATCATACAACTTCATCTTTGATCTGTCAATACCCAACATAAATCTCTTGTTCATTGTAGGATCATTGTATCGGTTCTTCAACTGCTTTACCATAATCTGACCGAGTGCTTGTAGTTCTTCGGTAGATATCAAGGCAAACATGAAGTCAGCCGTTGCTGGCAAACCAAATGATTCGGAAGTATCTTCAAGACCAACATCGGAAGATGTGAAGCCGCTTCTGGTTGTCTGTGTGGCTGAAACAACTGGCACTTCAAACTCTACAGCAAGACCACGCAACTCTTCTGCGATAGACTTAATGTAGGTATATGAATTGATATTGGAACCAGGCTTCACGCGCGAGGACATACAAATGTTGAGATAATCGATAAAGATAATATCTGGCTTGAATGACTTCTTCAAATTCAACTCATTCAACAATGCCTTGAAATGCATCGAGGATGCGCCAGCTGTTGGATATTCCTTAACGATCAACTTGCCATTTGTCTTAGACTTGATCATATTGGCTTTCTTCTCATACATATCCTTCGATAGAGCCATTAGGTCTTCAAAGGTAATGTTCATAAGATTGGCATCAATACGCTTTGCTACCTCTTCTTCGGCCAACTCAAGAGTGATATACAATACATTCTTGCCTTGGTTCAAACACGAAGCAGCAACATGACACATGAACAAAGACTTACCGACACCAGTACCAGCCAGTGCGATATTCAAAGTCTTCTTTGGTAGACCATCTTTGGTGATCTTGTTGAAGAATTCAAGGTCAAATGGAATCTTCTCAAGCACACGATGGTAATAATCATATCGCTTATCGAAATCTTCAAGATAATCGTGACCAACATTTGGATCAAACGATACAGCCAAAGCATCCGAAAGAATAGAGGGAATGGCCCCCGTTGTAAGGGAGCCATTCTTGTTGTTCATGATTTCGATTGAGGACATGATAGCATGATACAGAGCCTTTTCTTGGCAGAACTTTTCAGTGCTATCAACAAGCCAATCAATGTTTGTATCGTCTGTGTTAGAACGAAAGTCATTGATTGTGGTATTGATACTCTTGACCTGATCTTCTTTCAAAGATGGAAGGGAATCAACTTCAATCTGTAAAGCATCATAGGTAGGAGCCTTGTTATACTTGATAACAAAGTCCTTTATCTCCTTGTAGAGAACCCGATCTTCTTCCGACGAGAAATATTCGTTCTTAATGAATGGCAATACCTTGCGGGTATAGTCATCATTCCTCAACAAATTCCGTAGGATCGTTTTCTCCAGTTGCATACTTTTCCTCCAAAGTTTCCAGAATCATCGTATTCAATACAAGTCCAACATGTTGTGTGAACTTCACATCTTTCCGAAGCGATGTTTCGGTGTGATCGCCCATCTCAAGTAGATCATAATCAAACAACATCTTGGCTTGATCATTCTCCATCTCTTTGATGGACACGGTTGTATAGCGAAGTATAACATCTTTATACGGCCCAGTCAATAACTGAATGGGCATCGTCTTATCTTCTTCGTACAAATCATCTCTTAGGAGATAGTCTTTACCGATGATCATTGATTATCTCCCTCACGATAGGTCTTATACAGCATGTAGATGAATCCTAATGGAAACAACAAAAGGAATAAACCATTCGTCAGAATTGCAATGCCAACACAGACTAATAGAAGTAGTATTAGAGTTACTGCGGCACAAACTATGAAGATGGCGCCGTATTTGTCATTAGCTTTTTCAAGGAAACTCATTATTCTTCCTCCACTGCTGCAACATTAGACTTGCCGTAGAGGAATTCATCCTTACACTTTTCATCAATCTGGTCGAGAATATCCTTAGTGAAATACTTCTCAGGATTCTTTTCGATGGCTGATTCAAAGACTTTAGTTCCATTAGGAAGTTCGTAACGAGTTGTTACCTTCTTGAAGATACCAAACTTCTCTGCCAAGTCCAGAAGACCATAGTATGGATCAAGACCAGTTGCATAGTCAAGAAGAGTTTCGACCTTCTTATTCTCGATTGTCAAACGCGCCTTCTTGAGATTTGCGGTGATGATAGCACCAGTAATGGAGTTATCGGACTTGTCCTTATCCTTCTTCTTAGACAGGAAGAGAATAGTAGACGCAGCATATTCAAGACCAGAACCACCACCCATCTTCTTAGTTGGGACATAAGCACCAACAACATCATAAACGTGATTTGTCACGATGAGAGGAACTTTGGCCTTGCCAAGCTTTAGAGTGAGAACACGGAAAGCACCACGAACAAGTTGTGCGCGTGTCATATCGCGTGTGTCTTTACCATCAGCAATATCCTCCATCTCTTTCGTAGTAGAAAGATTGCCAAGTGAGTCGAGAACAAAAAGCATCTGAGGACGATCCTTTTCATTCTTGCTTTCAATATACTTGTCGAGGATTTTTACGGCTTGAGTGCGGAACTCTTGGATAGTTGCGACCGGCACAACAGCAACTCGCTTTGTGTCAATCTCTCTATCTGCCAGCATTTGCTTAGATATAGCGGATTCGGATTCGAAGTAGAAGACGAACCCTGTTTCGTTGTCCCTGAGGAACTGTCGAACGATGTTAATCGCATAAAAGGTCTTTCCGGTTGAAGGTTCACCTGCAAGTGCGGTAACCTTGTTAGCAGGGAGGCCGCCGTATATACTACCAGAAAGCAAAGCATTGAGGCTATAGCTGCCGGTACCAATGAACCCAGTAACATCACCAGCTTCAACGCCGTCTTCTGCGATACCCGCATACTCATTATCAATCTCCTTTAATAGGGAGTTAAACATATTACTCATATTGATTCTCCAATATTATGTGTTAAGTCACGAATCTCCGTGACGCCGTATTTAGCAGCGAACGATATCTTCTTCGCTACATATCTCCCCCATCTGAACCTCAATAGCAATCAAAGTTTCATGTAGGTGAGTATTCGTAATCTTGTGTAAAGACATGCGAGGCACATGAAATGATTCGCCCTTACTAACAGTAAAGATATTACCATCAACGATGACCTTGCCTTCACCCTGCACAATCGTCCAATGTTCCGAACGATGATTGTGATACTGTAGTGAAATAGCCTGATCAGGTAGAATGTGTAGGCGCTTTACCTTATATCCCTGATCTACATCAAGTACATGCCATTCACCCCATGGGCGCTTCATCGATTCATGTAACATCGGTTGATTCCTATCATTCAAATCATCATAACTATCCATTATTCCAACTCATCCATTGTTAAGTATTCCATTCGTCTTGATCTGCTCATCGATATATTGAATGCTAATAGGAGCAATACCGCTAAAGGATCAAATACAAATATGAGAACTATTATAACAAATCTAACGGCTTTGTCAAGTAATTGTTGATCATCTGACCCATAGATAAGTTCGGCCACATATTTTAGTGGGCCGACTTCCGCTTCAATCTTTTTTTGATTGGATTGTAATTTGATTTTATCTGTCTTTAATTTGCCGATCTTATCAATCTCTGCTCTTTTTTCATCCACAAGAGTTTGTCTAGTTTCCTTTTGTTGCTTTGCAGCCTGTAAGGAAGATTTAGTTTGCCCCTTTTCAATCATCTTTGAAATGGAATCATCGATGACTTTTATCTGTTTATCCAAATCTGCGATACGTTCCTCTTGAAACTTTATATCGTTATCAACAATTTCAATTTGATCACTAACACCAGTGTTCATTGTTAGTGTCTGTTCTATGTGCGCTCTTGATAAAAAGCCAAAGATTCCCATGCTTGTTATCAGCATGAGAACCACTATTGATATTGTGAGATATGACTTGATTAGAAACGGCGTTTGTTTCCAGTTATTGTATAGCCATGATACTGCGACGAGTTTGCCAAACTCAAGTGAAGTGCCCATAATGACCACAGGCCAAAATGCTCCTGCAAAGATAGCAGTAAGACCTATGATTGAGTAGTAAGCAGCAACGCCTGATATGATTAGTCCTGTTAGAAAGACCAGATAGTTTAAGAAATGTTGTTTCATCTCTTATTTAGAAGTTCTTAATACCTCATACACAGTTCCTACGCCAACACAACAATCTTTTGCGATCTTCTTTATACCTATTCCGGAATTTCTCATGATACTAATTTTAGATTTTAATTCTTCTGTTAATTTCGTCGGTCTGCCTATTTTAATGCCCTTCTCTTTGGCAGTCTTTTGTCCTTCTTTGATCATATTACTATGTTCATATTTTTGAAATCTTATGAGACCATGCATCAAATTATGATGATATGAACATACAGTAATTGTTTCATCTTCCGTAATAATCCCTTTGTCAAAAAGCCACGCAAAGACTTCTATTGAAGTACAATCCTTTAATTTTTTGTTAGAATCATAATTCTTATTTTTTGCTTTTCTGTTTATTCTACTGTAAACAACAGGCTCAATATGATGTTGATGTAAATCGTTTGTTGTACCACATACCGCACAAAAATCTAACTTCATGAAAAGAAATCCTCTAGTGAACTAACTTGTTCTGTCTTCCAACCAATACTATCAAGGATGATCTTCAATGGTTCCACAAAAGACTTCTCGAATTGTGTATCATGGTCGATATACGATTTCAATTCAAATTCATCTGGCAGCGATTGCGGGAAAGCAATTACATTCGAATGAAGATGATTCGGTTCTTTCAGGAAAAGAAACTTGATCTTCTCGCCTTCTTTGATAAGAGGCAACTTCTTATCAAGATTGTTGACAACGACAAATGCGTTATACAGCAATGAACCTCTCACATGAATTGGACAACCTTTACCATACACCATGTTCACATCAGAAAACTTTGCAAGACCATTCACGCCGCGAGGGAATGAAATGTCAGCAATATTTTGATGACGGAACTCTTGACGCCATGTTTCGACCATACTGATCATATCATCCTCAGTCTTGTTGAGAACAATATCAATTGCTTCCCAAAGAATCTTACGACAATAGGCTGGAGTCGAAGACTTGATCATTTCAAGACCCATGATCTTTATCTTAGGATGCGTATACTCAACACCTTCGTTGTTATACACATTCAGAATGTAACGCTTCTTGGCTGTCCAGATACCCTTGTCGGCCAAAGCTTCGCGTTTCATCTGCATCTTCTGTTCGTAGGCGTTTACATACTCAGCAAGCTCAGAATAAGCCTTGTCAATAAACGGTTGAATCCGATCTTCACACGCCTTGTCCATGAAGGTGATGATTTCTCTTGTAGTAGCATTCGGCTTCTGCTTAACAATAGTCTCGCTGACCAATTTATCAAGCGATAGGTAAATCGAGTCCGTATCTGACGCAATGACATAATCGTGATCCTTTGTCTTGAGTAACTTGTTCAGATACTCGTTTATCTTGTTTTCTATCCATCGAATAGAAAGTTGACCGGCCGTGGTAATACCCGAGGCCTGTCGAACGTCAAAGTACCTGAAATATTGGTTGCCAAGAGCGCCGTAAGCAGAATTGAGCGAAACCTTCTTCGCAAGTTGGAGATTGTTATATCGTGCAATGCGTTTTTCAATCTCATAGCGTTTTGATGAGTCGGTCTCTTTCTCAAGTTCTTTCTTAGCCGTAATAGCCTTCTTCTTGTACGCAGAGCGGTCATTGTACATTGTCTCCATAATTTCGGGCAAGAACCCATGGCGTTCTTTTGTAAAGAACTGCCCATTGGGAGTTAAGGTGCAATTAGATGTTGCCAAGCTGCCAAGCTCAACATTGCGAGATAATAGGCTGTCAACATCCACGCGATTACGCAAAATATTTCTTTGAGCATCATTATATTTTTCCGGTTCAATAATAGTGTCTGGGCTGATATTGTACTGCATAATCAAATGCGGATACAGACTGTTCAAGTCGAATGAAGCAACCCACTTGTGAATGCCAAGGATTGGATCCTTGACGAATGCGCCAACATATGCTTCATCCTTATGGTGCTTGATGATAGGATCAACAACAATATTCTTCTTACGGAGATGATTATAAACGATAGCATCCCACATACGCACCTGAGAGAATGCGTCCATGTAGTTTGTCTTGGAATCATACGCAAGAGTTAGAACAAGTTCAATCAGTTTGATCTTATCGTCAATCTTTTCTACCAGTTCAACGTCTTTAATGTTATACTCAATGAATAACTGATAGTTGTCCTTGTAGAGAGTATGAAGATTACCGTACTCTTCATACGAAAGCTTACGCTCACCAACTTCTACATTAGCGATAGCATCAAGCTTATATGATTCCTGAGACTGACCACCTGGAGCAAACTTCTTATACATTGCGAGATAGTCCAGAACAGCAATACCCATTAGATCATAGGCTTGTTCTTCTGCACCATTATATCCACGAATCTTACGCTCATTCACAATCATCCAAGGAGACAGACGCTTCGTTGCGTCTTCACCAAGGACATTACGAATACGATTGACAAGATAGGGAATATCGAAACGCTCAACATTCCAACCAGTAATGATATCTGGATAGTTGTCAGCCCACTCATCAATGAATCGCTTGATTAGATCGATTTCATCACGGCACTGAATATACCAAACATCATCGCGCTTGTTATCAAACTTGCCACAACCCAATACAATAAACTTGCCTTGATTGTTCTTGAATGTGATAGCAGTGATAGGCTCACTGGCCTGACCAGGCTCAGGAAATCCATTCTCGGATCCAACCTCGATATCGATATTGGTAACATTGATATGACTTAGATCCCAGTCCACATCATCACTGAAATGATCTGCGATAAAAGCATACTCATACTTTTGATTGCCATAAATTTTGAAGTTCTGTACATCTTTGTATGTTTCAACAAAGTCCCTTGTTTCGCGGATGTTGCCTGGCTTCATTTCAGCCATAGCTTCACCAGAAACGGAAGAAAACCCTGTATGCTCTTTTGCTGGAACATACAGGGTTGGGAAATAATCAATCTTTCGCTTGACTTTTCTTCCGTCTTCTACACCGCGATACAGGATACGAGAACCGTAGACCTGAACATTAGTATAGAAAGATTTCATTTAAGCTCCTGGCATGATAAGATTACTGGAAGGTACAACAAGTCCACCAAACATGGAATTATATTGATTGATAAACTCTTTGATAGGATTGATTATAGCAAGAATATGAGACTTGTCAATAGTAAATGTCTTGTCATCACTAAATTCTGCCCATGGAGCAAAGCCTACATTTGGAGTCTTAGGATCAACCTTGTTAGGCATTACAACGATACGAACAGGATTCTTGATTATCACACTTGTTGGAATAGGTGATGATTCCGTAACTTCACCAAGTAACTCTTCACCTGTAACAAGTCTTAGAATCTTTACATTAGCGGCCATTATTCCAACTCCATCATGTAATCAAACACTCCAACTGTCATCCACTTTTCAGGGACATATGTCATCCGATTACCACTCTCGGTCTTATAGACACACTTGTTATCATAGTCCATAACCTTAGCAAGCTTCTCCCACTTACCATCATAAGCGCGTTGTACGAACTGAGTTTCAAGAATATTCATTATATACTTCTCCAAATTAATTAAATATTGTGCCGTTCATTTTTTCTTCGGTGGTAACGAATATCATTCGTTCGCTGTCATCAGTATAGTATACAGGGTTTAACCCTGCTTGTCTATAGTCTTCTGCGTATTTTATTGCTATATGGAAGTTGCTGTCGGGGCCGGATAGTTCTGCTGCTTGTTTAATAATTTCTTCGGAAATAGTTTGATAAGTCATAGTTCTATTCCTTCTAAAGGGTTACCATACTCCGTCTTCTATTACCCACGCGCGACCATTCTCTATAAGTTTACCAATACAATCATCACAAACATTACCTGTCTTATATTTATCTTTCTTCAAGGCAAATTTTTGCATATCATAGAAAGAGCCATACTGAGCGATAATATAAAAGTCTCCATTCATCAAATAGAGAGTTGCGGCACACCCATGACTATGTTCCATGTTTTGTTTTGTTGAAGAATAGAACTCTTGTTCACAGGTATTACACTTCATCAGTCCCATAGTCCTTGATAATATTTGCCAAAGAGACGAAAGCCGTTTGCGATACGATCATTGATTACTTTGCGTTCTGCTAATGCTTCGGGTGGCCAATCTTTGCCATGCTTTTCATAGATTCGCAAATCCCAATCTTCATCAAGTTCCATTTCAAAAGCATAGATCATTTCATCCATAACCCAATTCCAACGAACATGAATAGTGTCATCAGGATCCCAGATTTCAGTCTCACGAATATCAGGATCACCCATCTTAATACGATCTGCGTTAGACCGAAGATGCTCAGGCACATCTTCATCGTCAGTATAAGGAGAACCGTGCTTGGTAGCTTTGAGTTGCTTTAACATAGGAAGAACGATAAGAGCGAGAGTATGATCCATATTCCAAGTATCATACTTATCAATACGAACCTTGACATTGCGTTCCTTCTTACTGTGTATCCAATCACAAAAATTGCCAACCCATGTATCAGCGAGCCAAGAGCCAAAATTATGAACACGCTCGTCTTTCTCTTTGTCCATCCAGAACAGGATCTTTTCTGCGATCTGGTATGGACCAATCCAGTTACAATATGGGCCGATATAAACCTTCACTCTTTAGTTTCCTGTTCTTCAATAATCTTATTAGCAGATTCAATCAGAGTGGCTAAAATACCCTTTCGCGCGAACACTAAAAGAGTATCGTAATCCATAGTCACGGCAATAGTCGCACTGCCATCTTCATTCTCAATGAACTCATCTAGAGTAAAGTTATTCATTAGGTGCCGCTTCCAGTCTTGCCAATTGCCTTGTTGATTTCTTCGCCAGTAATTTCCTTACAAATGTAATAGACAGAACCAGCATCAGTGCCGATCTTGGCCTGTTCTTGTTCCATGAGATAGTTGCCTACATCATTACAAGTCTTCTCGTTGTTGTATTCGGGAGTGTTAGGATATCTGGTATCAACGGTAGCCTTACCGTCAGCCAGAACTGTAAAAAGAATGATATACCAAATGGACATAATGTCACCTCATAATGAATGGAGCGGAGTACGAGATTCGAACTCGTTTCTCTAGCTTGGAAGGCTAGGGCACAACCCATATACCAACCCCGCGATATTTGTATTTAGTCTGCTAACTGTGAAATGCCACGCAACTCACGAAATTTTCTTTCAAGAAGAATAAGTGCTTCCTTCTTATCACCACGATTCCAGTGGTACTCAATTGCTATGATATCGTTATGATCAGCATCGCTAACATAGAAACCTCGAGCTTCAACTTCCTCAATCAATTCCTGATCATCAAACTCGTCAAGGTCAACTTCAACTTCAACTTCGGTAATAACTCTAGCCATCTCATTTCCTCTGTGTGTTTGTCAGTTTGTATACTATACCATAGGAATTAAACTAAGTCAAGTGAAATCATCTGCCTCTGCTCGTTGGCTTTCTTGGTGGCTTTGGAACGTTTCCTTGCGGCTTTTGCGATTTCAACTTTCCGTTCTTTGGTGGCATAGAACCACTCGGTGATCTCCTCAGCCGTGCGGCCGCACCCTCGGCATATTCTTTGATCGTCTTCATATTCACATACCTTTCTACAAATGGAATTATTCATTGTTTTTCAAATTATCCAGACAGTACTTGATGCTCTCTTGAAGTTTCTTTGTTGACTTGAAATTTAGCATTTTTTCCGCCTTGCTTATATCTGGAATACGAACTTTAACGTCAGCATAATAATCCGCAACAGTTTCGAAAGAAAGATCACTCGGCGGAATAAGACCGCGCTCTACTGCTTCATCATGAATGGTATATGCTAACTGCTTCATGGTTAAAGGTTCAGGATTACCTATATTGAACGTTTCATTAAGTGATCTAACATTAAAAGATTCCGTGCCAATCATTCGGGCTACATCATCAATCCAAGTGAAGCATCTTATCTGCGATCCATCACCGATGATTGGTAGAGGATTCTTTTTTTCAATTACAATATGCTTGATGTAATCCGCAAACACATGCGAAGTGCCAATATCACCTTCAGACTTTTCATAAGGCGTAATGATATTGAATGGACGCCAGATTGTATAATCCAAATCATATTGCTTTTTGTATGCGATAGACATACGTTCACCAACATACTTGGACATTCCATATTCGGTATAAGGAGCAGGATACTTGTCTACCATATCTTCGTATACAGGAACATCGACACTTTGTGGACAGTTCTCATACACCATACTTGATGATATATAGACAACGCGCTTTACGTTCCAATTAACAGCAGATTGGAGAATATTACCATGTAGCATAGGATCATTGTATAGAATGTCCGCACAGTACTTGTTGAATCCACCAACGCCAAAGATTCGAGCAGCAGCTTGAATGATATAGTCGGGTCTTATTCTACCAATAAGAGTGTCAACATCGAATGGATTTGTAAGGTCGATCTTCTCAAAGTCATAACCCTTTGCTAAATTCATTCTTTCATTATAACGAAATAGACTATCAGCACCAACAACTTCATGACCGTTAGCAATCAAATAGGGAATAACAGCCTGCATCAAACTGCCTTCGGATCCAGTAACTAAAATTTTCATAATGTATAAACTCCGTCTGTTGTCTCTTTACTTTGATTTAAGAATTTCCAAGCATCAGCAATCACAGTGCCGCGATTCTTAGCGATATGTTTATCAAAGAATTTCTGAAATACTGTGTGAGGTGTCATGACAATGAACGCATCAAATTCTTCTAATAGGTGATCTAATGGCCACCAATTATCTGGATGACGGAGATATGGATCAAAAAAAGCATATTCAATACCATTTCTTTTACAAATCTTTGCGAATTTAAAACTTAAACTATTTCTAGCATCATCACAATCAGCCTTGAATGTCGCACCAAGAATACCAATCTTACTGATATTAGGATTTTCCTTCATCATCATCTTAAACATATATTGTGGCATACCTTCATTGATCAAAAATGAAGACTGAATCAATTCTGGATAGTGTACATCTTCAAGTAAAAACTTGCCATCTTTGAATAAACATGGGCCGCCCACGTTTGGTCCAGGCTTAGGTAATGCCATGCGCGAGTATCCTTTATTCGCAGCATCGATTACCTTATGAACATCTAAGCCCTGATCTGTACCGATCATGTAAAATTCATTAGCAAGAGCAAATGTCACATAACGATACATATTAGTAATGAGCTTACCAAACTCAGCTTCGCGTTGCGTTAGCCACATACATTCTGGCACGAAATTAAATAGCTCACACGCGCGATTATATGCGTCTTCTGTACTAGCACCAATAAGTTGTGGGAACTTTTTACTTTCCAATATGCCAACGCCCTGCGCTACACGTTCTGGAGCAAATACGACATGTGTAGAAACAGATGATTCCTCTTTCAAGATTTTCTCAATAAGTTCTGTAGTACCAGGAGCAACTGTACTACGAAGAACCACAAGAGTATTATCACGAATGCTTGGAGCAAGAGAATATCTTACAAAGTCTAAGATATCATCAACTCGAGGATTACTTTCGCCATCAACCGGAGTGCCGATCATGATTGCGACAGCATCACATTCTTCTAATCGCTCGGTATCTGTTGTGTATGTCAAGCGATTGGTATTAAGTAAACTCATTAATAATTCTTTTGCTCCCTCTTCTTTATGAGGAACAAAACCGCCTAATAGTTGTACACATGCTGCTGGATTACAATCAATGCCTATAACATCATGTCCAGCATCCGCTAGAACAAGTGAGAAAGGAAATCCAACATGTCCTGCTGCACCAATAACAGCTACCTTCATTACAAATTATTCCTTAAAGTGAGTGGATAGTCTGTACAGATTCCATGAAATCTTTCAAAATCTACATCATAGTTTATATCATATTTGATTGTTTTGCAAGCAGGAAATACAGCAATACAATTTTCTCTTACTGATGCGGAATTAACAGCATTTGGATGAACCCAGATAGTATTATCTTTTAGAAGAATACACTGATCAATATCATGAAAGAATGGAATTATATTTCTCTTACTAATCTTTACCATCTCTTCTAATGCCCACATATTTTTACAATGAACATAAAAATTCTGATTCATGTAAACAGTAGACCAGTGTAAAAGAGTATCGATTGAAAATGATTTGACAGGATTATCATGTCCTAACCAAAACTTGCTGCCCATATACCAAATATCAAATTCAATATCGAAGCCCCTTTCGAGGGCTTCGATTAGATACGATTCGGTATTTTCTTTTTCTTTATCTGGGCCAGTAAGATTGCCTCTGTGCGATACAATTCTCATACGTTAATCACGACTCCTAGATTTTCACCGTGTGGCTGAGGCAACATAATTTCAACTCTCTTACCTATTAGATTGTAAAGGTGTTCATGTACTTTGTCTGTGAAACTCCATGGATACACATCATGAAATGCGATTACATATTTTTCTCCAAGTAAAGGAACAAACGAACTAATGTCTTTAATCATTTGATGCTCAAAGTGGCCCGCGTCAATGAATACAAAATCAAGAGGTTCTTTAATCCACTTACGAATAGATTTTTCTGTATCATATGGACTCCATCCAATTTCTGGATACAAAATATCTCTCAATCCAAACTTATCGATAAGATAGTTAACAGACTTATATCCATCAGACTTTTCATACACAAGAGGGTCAATATTTTCGTATGCGCCTGGATTATCTAATACCTCTTCGACATAGGCATCCATTGTAACACATCTGCCACCAGTATTTTTAAATCCTAGGCCGATAGCAAGACTGCTGATACCAAATGCTGTGGCACATTCATATCCGCGTTGGAGATTATACTTCGTCACTAGATCAGTTAAGAAGTCAAATTCGCTTTGCTTAATTGAATATGGATACTGGTGATTCTTCATCTTAAGATTTCCACCACTTACGGACTCATAAGAAACAGGGCCGTCATTTAATGCTAAAATTTGTTCAAAGTAATTGCTCATGCTATTTCCTTATATTCACCTAGTGGAGTATGTTGTATTGTTTTATTGAGAGGTATTTCTTGCCAATTAAGATTAAGCATCTTAATCCATGCTTCTGAAAGAAGATGTGGACAAAGAGTATCTGTCTGCTTATATATGTGATTAATATAACATGATAGTTTTGAAAACAAGACCATATTCAACATGTTCCCTGCTTGAAACATATCTCCTGTGCCTTGACCCAAATGATTTCTATGTACTGCTGTATAGAATTTTTTAGGATCAAAACTCGGCAACGGTTGATGTAAGATCATATCCGGCCTTATGCGAATTACGAAATCGTATGTTTTTCCAGTTCGCGCAGAATACTCTTCAACTAAAGACATGCCTCGCTGTATCTTATAAAACATGCTTAGAATATTCTTTCGGCGATGGGCAAAGTTAGGAAAGGTGTCCCCTAACTTTTCAAAATGCTCGTTGTAATCTTCCCAGTCTTCTGTGACCATACTCTTAGGAAGATATGTATCAAAAACCTCTTGATGATTTACATCAGGAGTATTTTCATGAAATCCTTTTACATTGGTCTTATCGCCAGGAATCCACCAACCCTCTTCATTCCATGTATGAATGAAAATATCGGGCTGATAAGGCTGTATAATCCTCTCTTGAAAGTTTGGAAACACTTGTTTCCAACATCTCATATGTCCAGTTAGAACTACAGCGATGTTTGTCATTCTTTATGATTTTCCAAGAAATACTTGAGGTCTTCAGGAGTGCCGATGCCCCACATACGCTCAATCTGCTTGATACGAATTTTCTTATTGTCTTTGATTGCGTAGTTGAATACTGGACACACATAGAACTCGTTGTTTGTTCTATCATTTGCCGCAATCATTTGGTCGGCATATTTTACGTAATCGGATCCCTTCTTCCAGAAATATATACCAACAGTAGCATTTTCACTGATCACATTCTTCTCTGCCACTTCACTAACAAAACCATTATCATCCAGTTTTGCGTAGCTCCACTTTGGATGATTTGCCTTAAATGTTAGGATACCACCATCAATCGAATCCGCATTGAAAGCGTACATGACTTCGTTAGTATTCCATTCAACAAATTGATCGGAGTTTGCCATAATAAGAGGATGATCATTGTCGATCAATTCTCTCGCAAGAAGAGTAGTACAAGCCGCACCTTCTGTCATGCCTTCAACTTGTACAATTTTACAACCGGGCTTGATGGCAGATAGAAGAGACTTAAGATTATACTTCTCGTAGTGATCCTTCTGTACGATAAAGATATAATTTGCTTCCATGTTTAGGTTATCAACCACTGTCTGGATCATAGTCTTATCACGTACCTCGATAAGAGGCTTAGGGAAAGTATATCCAGCAGCCGCGAAGCGTGATCCTGCTCCTGCCATTGGAATAAGAACATTGAGTTTTTGATCACGCCATGGAATAGACTTCTTACTACCACTTTCTAACTTCATTACAATATCCTGTATTCTTTCTAATGTTAGATCATAACTGTTTTCTATAGGAAGCAAAACAGCACCACTATCTATTGCGCCCTGTCTACCAATATGACTATCTTCTGCGATAATCGTAGTTCGAGGAATCGCATTAAGAGCATTCATACAATTCCAATACATCTCAGGATAAGGCTTTGTACGTCGAACATCTTCATTGCTCATGATGTATTCAACGTATTCCATTATACCAAGAGACATGAGACTAATCTTAATTGTTTCTCGGATACTGTTTGATGCTACAGCTATTCGATAGTTTTTGCTTTTAAGCCATTCGCAAATTTCAATAAGTTTAGATGACTTTGAAATAGACTTCAATCGTTCAAAAGTGTGCTTCTGCTTATCTTGCCAAATCTGATCGAAATAGGAAGAAGGTAGACCCTTGTTAGCAGCAAGAATTTTCAACTTAGTTGTTGTTGATAATCCATCATAAGTTGAAAGATGTTCTTCACGGGTAATGATATATTTTGGATCAATCGCATTCAGAGCATCATTGAGAGTTTCATAATGAAGTTCTCGGCTTTCGATCAAAACACCATCAAGATCAAATATCATTAGTTTATTATATTCAGTGGCCATTATCAAATATCTCCTTAAGCCTTTTAACACATTCGTCGGTCATCTGTCCAACTTTCCACTTATTAGGCTTCTGTATAGAAACGTCTGAATAAGGATTAAATTGAAATTTGTAACCAGCATCAATAACACTTTCACTCCATGCCAAATCTTCTGCTTGACCCCAAACAAACGATTCATCTAGCACAACATCTGTGAGTACCTTCTTCTTTGCTAGAATGTATCCACCACTTATATATTGTAGATGCGTGAGACCTTGTTCGGAGTAAGGCAGACCGCAAACCCATCTCGCGCCATTCCAGTTATCGGGAGCAACAGAGTATAATTCATTATGTAGACTAGGATATTTTTCTAAAAGCTTATCCATATATTTTTGATTTACAAGCCAGTCACTATGACGATCACCCTCATATCGATGCACCCTATTCATAAGAATATTCCAATTAGGATTCTCATCATTATAACGTCTCATGCCTTCATGCCAATTGAGATGTAATATATAGTAATCGTGTATGAGACAGACAATATCATACTTTGAATTATTGACGAGTATATTCTTCTTCTTTGTGATCCAACCCTTTTTCTGTGTTTCATCAAAATCAATAATGTTTGAATTTTTAGGAAGATTCACATCGTTTCTAAATTTTCCAATAAGATTAACTTCGTAGACAGCATCAGATTGTTTTCCAATACTGTCTACGAGATTTTGTAATTGATTAACATCATACTCTGGAGAAAGGCAGATGCCAAATGAAACTTCTAAATTTCCCATAGAATATCTTCGATATCATTTACCGTTTGTTCGATTGTGTGATTTGCCATGACGTAATTATAGCTATCTTCAATCTCTTTGTCAACTCTTTTAAATCTCATCAGCATCAACATAAGTTCTGATTCGTTATCATAGATTTTACCATATGATGACATATCTTTAGCTCCAGCAATGTTACGAGCATACCAAGGTGTCTTATTCATCATTGCTTCCAAAAGAACAAGACCGAATCCTTCATCATAGCTATTCATAATATAAGCATCCGCACTTGCGATAGCTTGAGCAACTTCATCTTTTGGTTTGCCAAGAAATACCTTAACATTACTTGTATTCGGTGGCATTTCTCCAGGATGATATCCGTATAGATGGAGTTCTGTATTTGGTATGTTCGCATGTATGAATTCTTGAGCAAGAGGCACCATTGCCTTATTTGGCCAAAAACCACCAGCAGAAACGAAAGTTGTCTTAGGATATTTCAATTTTGGTTTTATGGTTTGCCCAACATTCATTCCATGACGAATGCGCCGAGCTTTATTAAGATATCCAAATTTCTTGATATGATTGATATCGACAGAAGTTGAATATGCTATGAATCGATGATGCTTTAATCCATTGTAACAAATTTCGCTTTCGCTCGGTTTGATAATCATATAGACAACAGGTGTTTTTCTTAAAGCATAGGCATTCGCATGAACAATATTCTGAGAGATAACATCGCCGCCATGAACAACTATGAGATTCCATCGCTGATTAAGAATGTTATAATCGTTTGTAACTTTAACGCCGTTTAAGTCGCCCTGATGCTCATGAGCAAGTACGGTAACATCATAGCCACGTCTCACACATTCTTCTGCCATATCTCTCACATAATACTCAGAGCCACCAGGAAATGGAGCATATCGATGTACCACAAACATAATACGAGCGTTACTCATTACAATTTATCCTCATAAACAAAAGTATCGAACCACTTATAAAATTCATCAAAGTTCATCCATTCATTTGGTCTGTTATCTTTGACAGCAGATTGTGAAAGCATATCAAGATACAGGTTCTTGTTATTGTCCAGTTCTCTAACACGATCAACGACCTCACCCAAATTTACATACTCATGACTATTGATAAATGCTTTTGGATTAAAATCACGCACAACAGTTAGACTCCCCCAGTATATAGGTATTGTATTCGAATAGAAAGTATTCAATATCTTTTCGGTTACATACCCAGGATAACTACCGTTCTCAAAAGCAATGTTAAACTTGTGTTTAGAAACAAAATCAATTTTTGCTTGAAGCTTTTTAGGAATAGTATATCCTATGTTGTTCTTGTGCGGCCCTGCCGAATTCACTTTCTTATATTCTGAGAGAAGATCAAAGAAAATATTGCGAGTTTCACAGTTGGGATTACTTTGAACGAAAGAACAAAATTCTGTTTTTCTGTCCCATTCATATTCAATATCAACTTTTCTATTCAGTACATGATAGAAGTCCTTGTAGTCTGTATCATATGTTGCCGACAACATTTCAGCAACATATAGCGGTAAACGATAGTGCTTTGGACTACTCTCATGATCAAATGTGATAGCATAATCATATGTGAAATATGTTGGACGATAATTTTCGCCTGTAAATAAAATCTTCTTGCAGTTTTTATATGTGTAGTTGTTGGTACCAAATGTAGGATCACAAAAGATAAGATAATCTGGATTGGTATCATCTCGAATAATTTCGTAGTATCTACCGAGAATATCGGTTAGAGTTTTCTTAGCATTATCATACGCATCGGTAAAACCTAATTTAAGTTTTTTCTTCATATTATACCTCACTTATTCCGTAAACACGTATGGAAAATATCTTACAAAAGAATCCTTCTTGTCAGGACGAAGCTTTTTAATCTTAGCTTGAATCTCTTCAAAGAAGTTCCAAGCAAGAGGCACGAATACAACATCTTCATTGGCATATTCATTCATCTTTTCCGAAGAGAAGATAGGAACGCGCATACCAGGAGTAAACAATCCTTGCTTCATAGGATTATCATCAATGATGAAATCAAGTATGATGTTTGCTGCGTTTAGTAGAGTGTTGCCCTTAGCTGGAGCACCATAGCCAATAACAGTCTTACCCGCTGCCTTGTGGTTTCTAACTTCAATACCAAACGCTTCTATAATATTCTTACATTCCTCAACGTAAGCTTCATAGGTGTTCTCATCATAAAGATGATATGTTTCTTCATTCTTAATAAGAAGATTGATATATGAAGGTCTAGCTTTTGACTTTGATATAACAAAGATAAAGCTAGTGCCATGAATCGGATGCTTTAATACTTCTACTAGATTTAGTCCAGCCCTTTTACACAGTTCATTCATAGAACGAACGTTATAGAAAGAAAGATGTTCGTGATAGATAGTATCAAACTCACAGTTCAAGACCATGTCGGCCTGTGATGTAGTAATATAGATGTACCCTTCATCTGACACAACGTTAGCCATATTCTTTAAGAATGTAAGCTGGTCATAGTTGTGAGCAAAAGCATTTTGGCAGATAACAGCACCACATCCAATTCTAGGATAAGTGCTATCAAAATAGCCACAATGTACATGATGATTCTTGGAACTGATCTGATATAGATTTTCTGCAGGATCAACACCGAAAGTCAATGCGCCATACTTCTTGAATGCGTCAAGTTGTGAGCCGTCATTGCAGCCGATATCTAAAACACGATCCGCTTTATGGTTTTCCATAACAAACTGAGCAAACCAATCAAAGTATTCTAACTGAGTCTTTGTAGTACCAGACACATAGAGATAGTTCTTGAACAAAAGATCAGGATTAACTTTATGTGTCAATTGTACATGAAAGCATTCTTCGCAATAATTGGTAGCGAGAGGATACACAGCCTCTGGTTCATTGTCTGTCTTAACAAACGAATTAGCTAGAGGCTGTATTCCAAGATCAAGTAGAGACTTTAAATGATTGCCTCCACACGCAATACATTCTTTAATTTCTACGCAGTTTTCCATATTACATTCCTAACCATTTGGTATTATTCATATACCAATCAGATACTTCCTTGATGCGCTCACTTAAAGCAAGTCTAGGTTCCCAACCAAGTGACCGCATAAGATCACCAGAGAGAGCATACCTAAGATCGTGACCTGGTCTAGAAGTATGAAAATCAACCATCTCATATTTTAGTTCCTTATTCTGAGCGGCAGCAATCATCTTAGCAAGAGAAAGATTGTCCACTTCTTCTTTACCAACAATATTAAATTTGCGACACTTTGCCATACCAAAATCTGGTTCAATCTGTGGATTATTCTGTAATAAGAATAACAGTGCGTCAGCCACATCCTTAGCATGAACATAGAAACGAGATCCTGCTCTTGTCTTTGTGGGATCAGCATGAATAGTCACTACTTCATCGTGTAGTACCTTCTTAATAGACAGAGGAATAAACTTCTCTGGAGTCTGACGTTCGCCAAACACGTTCATTGTGTGAGTGACCATCATTGGCATCTTGTATGTGTTCTCATACGCAACACACAGTTCTTCTGCGCCTGCCTTAGATGCTGAGTAAGGATTGGTCGAGTTGTAACGATCACGTTCCTTGTACGCAACACCGGGAGGTGCTACACCAAAGATTTCATCAGTACTAAAATAAAGGAACATTTCAAGATTATCAAGTCTACGCGCGTACTCAAGCAAGTTAGCTGTGCCCATGACATTATCTGTAATACATTCTATAGGATGTGAAATAGAACGATCCACATGTGAAGCTGCTGCCAAATGAAGAATGATATCTGGCTTACCAACAAAATTCTGTACGAGAGGATTAAGTTCAGCCTTCAAATCATGAAAAACAGTACGAACTCTCTTTGTTTGATCGGAAGGACGATCATGAGTGACTTCATATAATCTATTCAAATTGCCAGAATAATCAAGTCTATCTAATGTGATAATATTCCAGTCTGTATTATCCAATAAATGTCCCACAACATGGTGTGCGATAAAGCCAGCGCCGCCAGTAATCAATACAGTCTTAGTCATTATACTTCTCCATAATCTTATTTTTCCAAGAATTAGTGCGATCATATTGGTGAACAATTACAAATCTATTGCCTTTTTCGTTCTCAACATAACCATCAGCAGTTAGTCGCGGTTGCTCATCAAAATACTTAGCTTGATATAGAATCATGTTTGATGGATTCTGTGCTACGCTCATGCCAATATCACCAGCGCCAGACTTTACCGCCTCAATTGTTGTGCCAAGCTGAATTGCCCACCCATCAGAGTTGTATGAGAACTTAACAATATCCTTATACGGCTTCTGTTGAAGAATGATATTGAATACAGCTTGATCAACAATCGGAATAGGTCTGTTGATAGACAACTGGAAGATCAAAAATAGTAAGTCAGCAATGTACGCAGCTTCGCCCGCAATAGTACCAACGTTGAAAATTGGATTCGACTTATATATGCTATGGAAATATGGTCCGAAAGATTCTAATAAATTGTTATTGCTCCAAGGCTCGTCTTCATATTTCATTCCCTCAGAAGCTACAACAATAGTTTCACGACCAGAGAAAATCATCTCATCAAGCCAAGCAGAGGGATTCTGCTGAAACACAACATCGCGCGTGTCCGTCGTGATCACGAAATCATATAAATCTAGATTTTGTCTGATGTAGTTCCAGATATAGAAGAAGCGTTCTACATGAGGCGCACCATTTGTGTGTGCTGTAAAGTTGCCTTCAGCATCCTTATTGCCATACAATTCAAGAATAACACCCTTGCTTGTGAGCTTATCAATTGTCTCTTTAGTGATGTTTGTTGCGACTAGAACAACATCACCAGCAAAACCAGAAAGCTGAATTGAATTGACCCAGTACTTCAATTGATCCCAGGTGTAGCCAGAAGCGCCACCAATAATTAAGTCTTTACCCATTATTCTACTCTCGCGCAAATCACATCATTAGGAATGTGTCCATCAAGAAATTCAATTCTATATTTTGGATTTATCTTTAAAAGATTTTCCATAGCACTTGATAAACTCACATAAGACCATTCGGCCGAACCAAATAATCTCTTATCATCAATAAAGATAGTGTGTTCTTTACAAACACTAGCATTAATGATAGCTAACTCATCTACCACAGGAGAACCTCCGCTCTTGCCACCAACAAGAGGTCCAGATGCGTGAGCGTCTAACCAGAAAGTAGCACGGTTATCTCCAATCTCATTAATGATAACAGGAAGAATCTCGGCAGAATCGCCAAGCCAAATCTTCACGGCTGGTTCATCCTTAAACATTTCTACAGCATCATCATAAAGCTTCTTGTTCAACTCAATCGAATGTATCTTCTTAAAACCATGCTCAAGAGCAAGTCTTACAGTATCACCGAGATATGTGCCAGTTTCAACAAAAATATCACCTGAAGCATACGTTTTTAAGTATTCTAATGTTAAATGAGAAAGACTGTTTGATTCTATCACTTCTTGGCCGGGTAGTACTAATTTGTAATCCATGGTAATGCTCCATTATAATGTTCAAGCTGTTGTTCGTTGCCCTTGATGAAGAAATCAGCATCAGGAGAATTTGGATTTGCGTCTGTTCTATAACAGAGAGTGTGTTTATAACTTGTATCCCACTTAGGATTCTGAGCTAATACACTGTAAAGATATCTGCGATCACCGCCCCAACCAGAATGCCATAAATGACAAGTCTTCTGTAGGAATTTTGTATTGAAGGCAAACGAAGATGTATCAACAAGATACTGCGGATCATTGTGAGAGAAATAGATTGGCCATTTGCCTAGTGCTTCACAGTTATCGTCTGCGATATATGTCTTATCGGGGGAGTATATTTTGCGGAATGAGTATGCGAAATCGTTACCACGATCAAGCACCTCTACAAGAGTTCTCACATGATCGGGTTCATACCAATTATCTTCATCAAGAAAAAAGACATAATCAGCATTGAGAAAATGAGGAACACCAGCATAGATGCGATGCCCGTAGAATTTGCCACCAGTCCCTCCAGTGTTCCAAGGTAGAAACATAAATTGAAGATTCCAATGATCCTTATCTTGGTGCACAAGATTTTTATTAAAACGTTCTAGATGTTCAGTTCCATCTAGAACCAAAAGATGTGTGAGATTTTTATATGTCTGATTCGCAACGCTCTCAACAGCATCAGCAAGTTTTGCTGAACCTACTGTAGGGGTAACAACGACCACAGACTTTTCAATAATGAGTTTCATAATATACCTATAAAGAAAGGAGAAGATGATAGTATATATCATCCTCTCCAGATTGTCAAGTATTACTTAAGCGGGATAAGACCCTTCTCAGCCAAATATCCTTCTTCGCCAATAGCTTCGTCGCTCTGATATTCATCCATAAACTTCTTCAAGTCTGGATTTGATTCAAAGTGTGATCCCTTGAAATAAACATAGAGCTTACGAGCGATTGGATAATTACCAGCAGCGATAGCATCATATTCTGGTGCAACATCATTGATTGTTGCGCCCTGAATAGTGTTTAGGTTCTCTTCAAGGAATGAATAACCAAAGATACCGAGAGCAGCAGGATTCGATTGAAGCTTCTGAACGATTAGATTATCATTCTCACCCGCTTCGATGTATGCGCCATCTTCACGAACTGATTGACAGAATGCCTTTGTATCTTCTTCTGAAACGATCAAGTTGTTATTCTTAATGTCAGCCTTGCATTCCTTCTCAAATACCAACTCTACAAATGAGTCGCGCGTACCTGAAGTTGGCGGCGGGCCAAGAACTTCAATCTTGTCAGAAGGAAGATCAGAACGAACCTCATTCCAAGTCTTTACTGGATTTTCGACAAACTTACCATCAACAACCACATACTTCGCAAGAGCGCGATAGATATCGTTTGTTGATAGGTTGATGCCAGGATGATCCTTAGACATTGCGACTACAATGGCATCAATACCGATTGCCATTTCGGTGATGTTTTCTACACCATTCTCAGCACAAATCTTCTTCTCTTCATCCTTCATCTTACGAGAAGCATTCACAGCATCAGGAGTATCCGGACCGTTACCAGCACAGAACATCTTGATACCACCACCAGTGCCAGTTGCTTCAACGATTGGTGCTGAAACACCATTCTTCTTAGCGAACTGTTCTGCGACAGTGGTTGTGAAGGGATAAACTGTAGATGATCCTACAATACGGATAACATCACTGGTAGCATAAACTGAACTGGTACCAAAAGCAAACAGAACAGCAGCAAGAGTAAGCATAGTCTTATTCATACATTTCTCCATAATAAAAACTGAGGAGCGTTATTGCTCCTCAGTATGTAGTGTCATTGGCCAGATAGCCAATCAGCTTCTTCATTAGTATAAGGAGCCATTACCAATGTCTCCTATCGTTATAGGACTTGCGGTCCCATTCACGCTGAAGCCATTCTAAGTGAGCTTGATCGGTAGCTTGACAAAGATAATCATACATACGATCATGCTCACTCTTGCGAGTGAATAGTTTCTTCAGTGTTCTTATCATTACTTCTCCGATCTATCTTGTAGATACTCTTTGGTGGCAGTATTGCCATCCTCGTTGAGAAGTTCTTTCTTGGATTCAGTCTTTTCGCCGATGTTGATTTTCTTTGGCTTCTTATCTTCAGGAATGAAGCGTTCAAGCCAAATCTTTAGCATACCGTTAATCAAATCAGCATTCTTAATTTCAATTGTATCGGCCAGAGCGAACTGGCGAGTGAAAGCACGTTCTGCAATTCCCTTGAAGATATAATTGTCGTCGGTGTCATTTGTATGAATATTGCCCTTGACGGTAAGCTTACCATCTTCTAGCTCAAGTTCCAGATCCTGCTTGCCAAAACCAGCAACAGCGATTTCAATAACGTAGGTGTTTTCACCAGTCTGTCTGATATTGTAAGGCGGATAAGTAGGAATCTTAGGAAGGGTTTCTGACATTTCCGAAAGTCTCTTCAAGATTGGTTCAAATCCAATTGTGGTATTGAACTGCTTCGGAAGAGAAAAAGACATAGGATCGAAAAAGGGGATTTTATTGATAGTCATGTGTTAACTCCTGTTTAGCAAGTTAGTTGTTTAAGTCTTCCCATTCAGGCGAAGACATACATATTTATATCACATCCTATGTCTCAAGTCAAGTGTTTAAAAAAATTATTCTGCGTCAAAGAAGAACATATGCCACAGTCTAGCATCATCCATAGTTATGCCAAAATATTCGCTGGCAGCATGGATGCATCCGCCGTCAAAGATGACCAATCTATTGAATATGTTTCCGAACTTATCAACTCTTTCAAATGGAGTTCCATCAAGGTGGTTGCTACCATAGAAAACTTCATTGATGCGTGGACTAGAGTTATGATGAACTCTACTCTTTTTATGCATGAAAGTAGATGTTCCACACGATGGCGGAGCATCTGGTGTTAGAAAGATCATAGCAGCATATTTTTGGAAGTCACAGTGATATACTACTGGTTCTCCTGCGGTATTGAGTTGGAATCTACCATTCATACCATAGTCTTCCCACTTGGTAATTTTCATATTTAAAATAGATTCGAATGATCTCTTGACTTCAGGAAAAAGAAACTGCTTAACTGTTCTTTTTCCTATAAACCCACGACCAAAACCACCTTCGACATATTCTTGCTGCTGCGCGAAAGCCCGAATAGCAAGAGGATCTGAATAGAAGTTGTCTACTATAAAGGCTCTCTTGTTCATGCCTTTGTTCACATTGAACATTAATTCTTGTTCAGTGGGCTTAGGCTTTTCAGGTTCTGGAAGAGGATGATGAGCCTTATTCTCATACACTGGTCTATGAACTATGTTCTTAAGGGGATTCTCGTTCTCTTTTATATCAACAAAGTTATACAACTTGGCCTCTGGATTTGAATTGATCCAGAATTCATCTCTATATCTGTTAGATCCTATTATCGATCTAACATCTCCTAAATTATCTAGAAAACTGTTCCACCAATTTAGATTTGAAGGATCACCGAGAGTTCTCAGATAGCTTGATTTTGCCCACCAAGTATTACCAGCAAAATGTGGTATAAGATATGTTTGGTAATTGAAACTGGCTACATCATATGTATCAAGAGCTTTATGTAATGTTTTCCAATTTTCAATTGCTCCCCAATTTAAAAATTGTCTAGAAAGATATGTTGACTTTTGATATTGATTATCATATGCCCACTTAACATTGTTGTTATCTCTTGCCTCATACAGTCCTCTCAAACTGAAAGTTATACCACGCGCATGAAAATACAAAATCTTCATGTCTTCTTTTTGAGCCATATTATAGATTTTACTATGGGTATAGGATTCAGTATTTTTATTTCCGCCATGATTGCCTTGATTTTTTGTAAAATCAGGATAGTGGTTCAACATATCTTGATCTGAAACAAAAGGATCTGGTACTTCCTCGATTACCGCTTTCTTAAAATAAGAATTAGCTAGAACACTAAACCACTTTGTTTTCCAATAACTGTTGCTGACACATGTGATATACATTTCATCTGTAGCATCAAATAGACCCGAATCTACAGCACAGGAAAACTGTTCATTAACAATTGATGACCAATGACCCAGATCGTCCAAATAGATATGATAAAATAGTACTGTCTTCATAATTAAATTTCCACATCTGTTCTGTAACAAAGTTTCTTAAAGATTGCCGTAGAGCCTACCGAATGAATAGGCACGAATCCTATCTTTTCTAAGAACTTAGGTACATTTTCAACTTGACCCCAATCAACATCATCGACAATACAGTATCCATTCAGTTCAACATTCACAGCATACTTTTTCGCATCGCGTAGAGCTTGATCGGTATGCTGACCATCGATATGTAGCAAGTTAATATTCTTTAGTTCAGGAGCATTATCACTTGTTTCTTTGAGTGTTACAACATATTCGTCTAATTCAAATTCCTTAATTACCGTCTTAAACAATTGAAATTTTTCTTGTAGATTGATTTGACTCCAATATTCATAGTGCGGACCCTCATATCCTTTGGTCGCTTCTTCATTTGTCCAAGGATCAATGGCATAGATTTGACCTTTGTAATTTCTCTTTAATTCCAAAGCAACAGGCAAAATACTCTTACCCGCATAAACTCCAATTTCAACGCAGATAGGATTGTCAACATCTCTACAAATTTCATCTACATAGTCGATTAAACATCCGGCCTTGTCGAGTGAAATCCATCCCCATTCGCCATACTTCGCATCATATTCTGGATATATTCTTTCAATCTTATGTTTCGTTTGATTTTTTGATGTCGGCTCATAAGTTGGAAATAAAAACTCTTTAACTGTAGGTAATTCAAAAATTATAGAAGGCAAATCTTCAATAGGATACTTTTTGAGGATTCTATTTTTTTCAGCACTGACTCCCATCGATCCTTCTTCGATAAGAACATTGTCGATGTAATCCATTTTCTTTACGGAAGCAACTTTACCGTTTACCGATGATGTGGTAAAAGTATCATCATAGTGAACAAAGGTCTTATACTTGTGCTTGACAACATCTCTGCCGCCCATAGAACTAAAATGCCATCCCAAGTCCTGTATCATTTGATCGTTTTGTGTTACATAGTTTATAGGGAAAGGATTATTTACATTGGTTCTCATTTGTGCTGGAGTGGCTCTTCTCAAATGCTGTCTTGTTGTGATAACAGCGCCAGTCCATTCAGCGGGTGTATTCGAATCTCTATTGTAAACACGATAGTCAGCTCTACCTTCAAGCAATACCATTGGAATTCTTATGATACAATTTTGATTTTGCTTAACAATAGAAGACATGAATTCTATTGCTTGTGGCTTAATAATCTCATCAGCATCACTAATGATAAAGACCGTATCGTCGTTATAACTGTCCAGTACAGAAACAAGAGAATCAATGCCCATACGCTCTCTAACCTTTGCTTTTAGAGTATTGATGTTATCGATGTTGTAGGAAGCATTAACTCTATCGATATCTTCTATAACAAGATTTTCTGTTTCTGGAATATCCACCTTAATAATTCTAATATTGAGATGATCACATCCTATTTCTCTTAGAACGTTTTCAAGTTGATATTCCATAGGCGCGCCACTATGACTCTTATTACATTCGGAAATAACAAACTCATCAACATGGTCTTTTAGTATATTAAGTCTCAGTCGAAGAATTTCTTTCATCGTTGGTGCATAGAATGTGAAACAATCTACAGTTTTGATTTGTTCTGGGCCAAGTTTAGATTCAATAGTGCTCATATAATTATCAACCTCTTCTCTATGAGAATTATCCATGTCATTCCAATATAATCTTTTCAATCTTTTGAATAGTCTTCTAGACCTTTCATTTTTACCATACCACCATGATGCGATTGCTTCGTGATAATATAATCCCCATCTACCAGGATAGTCTGATCCTATATCTGAATATGAGTTTTCTTTACAGTTGCGTTGTGCCATACTACACATTAGAAAAGAGTCAGCATAGTTCTGTTCGGAATTATAATTTCTTGCTAGAAGATAATATGCCTCTGGTCTATCAGGGCAAAGATCGATAGCATTTCGATACATAGACTTAACAGTATAGTTTCTGTTTTTCTGTTTTTCAAAACATCTACCAACTCTCAACAAACATTCATATGATAGAAGATTGTCTTTTGATCTTTCAGCCGCGCGTAGTAGATACGATACAGCAGCCGCAGTCTGTCCAATCTTTTCATATTCGAGACCCATCTTGTAGTTAAGAATTGGGTTTTCGGTATCCATAATATATTCAATAAGCAAAGACTCAAGCATAAATAAATTCCTTAATCACATTCACATCCGTCTTTAATACATATGCGACATTATCTTGAAAGCCAAATGTTATGAAGATATCATTATCTCTTTTAGCAAGCCCGCAGGCAAATTCTATCTTTGCTTCCATGAACGAGAACTCTTTCGATCTATGTATTGGTTCCCAGTCCTTACTCCAGTAGATGAATCGATGACGATATGTTCCATCTTTTCTTCCTTGGGCACTAACATATAGATTTGTTTCATGGATGAGTGCTAGATATCCGTCTTCAAATGGAATAACTTGACCGCCGCCGCGTTGATCTCTATCAAAGAATATTTTGTTTCCTAAGAAACTTGTCACGCAACTCCTATCTTCAGGATCTGCTTTAACGATTTCTACTGGATTACACCACTTCAAATAATGATACGGCATATCTGTTATAGGCATCCAGTTCTTTTCACAGTAAGAACCATCACCATTTGGTGCAGGAATACGGAATCGAGAAATCTCTTTGACACCACTCTCAGAAATTTCTATCTCTGAAAGTTCCATACGACCTTCACCATTAGTTTTCACATCTCTTCTAACACCAGAAATATATAGCTTATCATTCCATCTAACTATTCTAGCATCTTCTAATCCAACAAATTCCCATACAGGTTTAATATCAAATGCGCTTGTATCAACTTTGTGACAGTATTTAAAAGATAAGTCTTCGTTCAACTCACCGAGATAGTTTGTTGTTGTAAGACTTACATCATTTTCAGGATTGAGATAGACTAGAGGACCCCAAGTATGTTCAAAACGATTTAGCTCGGAATGATATAGAGTATATTGGCAGTGTCGAACATTAACTAAAATCTTATCGCCATCAACATATACGCTTGGATTAAACAGACCTGTTCCATTTGTAAGTGAGGAATCTAACAGAAGCGGTTTGACAATACCGCCATTATTCAAAACATACTTCGCAAAGTGGATCATAATATACCTTCATTATAAAAATTCACACTATTATATAGCAAACACTTTATAGATGCAAGCTAATTATGATAGATATGACTTATCAGGTTGTGTAGAATTGAAAAGCAATGGCTCCATTAAAGCCATCTATACCTGATCCTACTGTGTTTTTTCCATAACCACCTATACCATAATTATTCCAGTCTGGACCACCAAAATTTGGATAGGTATAAGATGTCTGGCCTACTGTGCCCGTCTGACCCGAAAGACTGTATAGGAGATATGAGCCTGCAAAATAATTAGAGCCGCCACCGCCGCCACCACCGCCTTGGTTGGCAGACCAACCGCCGCCACCTCCACCGTACCAACCGGAACCGCCGCCACCTCCGCCGCCGCCTTCATTGCCGCGCTGGCCGCCACGACCGCCGCCGCCTGCGCCGCCGAGTGGACCAGTATTGTTGGCATATGCGGCAATACCACCTGCCAAAAATCCGCCGGTGCCGCCAGTGCCGCTTTGACCACTACCTCCAGTACCACTACCTCCAGCACCAGCAGTTCCTCCAGATGCCGCAGAACCTCCAGCCGAAGAACCGGTTGCTCCTGCATTCTGACCGGCCACACCGTTTGAGCTACCACCACCGCCAGGACCACCACTATCGTTAGAAGCAGATCCAGTGCCGCCACCGCCGCCACCGCCGGCAATAATACAAATATAGGGTTGGCCAGCCCGCGAGTTATTTCTTACCCATGAAGCGCCTCCGCCGGATCCGCCTTCACCAGCAAATGGTGATACACCGGCAGCGTCTCCGCGAATTCCTTTACCACCAACATTAAAGGACAGAGTTTCGCCGGCAACCGCATCACATATGCCCCACACAAAACCACCAGCGCCGCCAGGCCCTGATACATTTAAAGAACCAGAACCTCTGCCTCCTGAACCACCTCCGCCACCCCATGCTTTTATACCAACCAACAATGTTCCTGCTGGTACGACAAGAGTTGATTGACCGGCGGTAGTATATACTGTCGAATAAGCAGGAGGCCATGATTTACCCCAACCACTTGACATTGAAATAGGATTTACCCATTCACTAAACAATGTTCTTAGGTAAATATCACTCATAGCAATTGGAGTTTGACTTGCTCGACCAAACTCGGTGTTTACATTATTGAGGCTAATTGCATTAGGTGATGTTGGTAGTACCATTTATTTACAACTTACGCTTAATCTATTCAACAATAACAGCATTAACTGAAGCTCTAGCAATAGCAATTGCTTCATTTGCTTCATAATTCATTACAATAGTTTTAATATTATCGATAGACATTTGGCGAACTTTTGCAAGCAACTCTTCAGGAGTAAGTTCCCTAGTTGTTGGTATCTGTCGCGTCTCAAGTTCGCCAGTTAACGGATTTGCTACTTCTTCTGTTATAGTTTCAAAGGCAGGACCAAAGTGCTTTCTTAAAGCTGCTCTAATTCTATCCATATGTTCATCTGCTACAGAAAATTCAATAGTAAAAGTTGCCATTTATTTTTTTCCTCAATGAAAACGTTGACAGTTGTTATTTATTTCTAAGTTCTTCTATTTGTTCTTGAAGATCATCAATCTTATTTGACATTTCTTTAATAGCTTCAATAAGCAGGGGCACAAGTTTATCATAAGCAACTGTTTTATATGGATCTCCATCAGGAGATATATGTACGCTATCACTTATAAGTTCAGGAGCAACATATGCTACTTCATGCGCGAGTATACCAAAGTCTGCTTTTCCAGGTGAACCCACTATATCTGGAAGGTCTTTCCACGTGAATCGAACGCCGTTGAGCTTCTTAATTTTATATAGAGAATTCTCAAGCGGTGTAATATTTTCTTTGAGACGAATATCCGAATACGCAGTAATATTACCTGCCGCTGTCATATCACCAGTTGCTAGATATACATACCATCTCCATGAAGATGCCGACCAACCACCCATACCCATATATCCATCAGGACGAAGATGTAGTTTCGCGCCATATTGACCAGAACAATGAAAAGCGAGAACGGCTGCGGCAGCTTCGCCGGTACCGCCACCATTTTCTATCATAATTTGTCCGGAAGAATCATTTGATCCTGCTGTACTAGCACCAAAAGCACCAGCCCAGAACGTTTTATTATTATAAACTTTGACTTGACTACTATTATTCATATAGATGCCGCCGCCGTGAGTTGAGCTAAACCAACCAGTATCACCGGTTGAACGGAACCAGTCTCCACAATTGAATGAATTAGAATACGCATATCCTGTCGCAGCATTGAAACTTAGTTTTGTTGTTGTAACTTTAGGAACCTCAGAACTACCCGCAGCACCAACCATAACTGGATAAAGCGTTGTTGTAGTTGTATCGTTTGTTGCTGTAATAGTTGTTGCCCCGCCAACCTCGCCCATTGGACCAAAGTTAAGAGAGGTAAGACCGCCTCCTACATTGCTGAAAGAGCTATCAAGATATAACGCACTACCTATTGCTCTAGCAACAGTTCTTATAAGTGAACCATCTTTAAAATAACGAATATTTGCGCCATCGTATGTGATCGTGAAAGTTGAACCAATATGGCTGCCATGAGCACTAACATATACTCCACTTTCACGAATTTCACATTGATAGTCTGTACCTGGTCCATCACCAAGAAGGTACCAAGCATAGTCTGTACTTGCGAAACCAGCATCTGCGGCCGGATCAGAGTTAAGTCCAAAAATTACATCAGAATCGGCTTGCGATGCTGATGCTGTAACATAAACTCCTCTAGCATAACCTTGTTGAGAATACACTTGGCCATCAAATACATTATCGAAACCTGAAGTTTTAACAAATGTTGATGGACCGGTTTGTGTAACACCGCCTGTCATAATTGGAGTCCAACCAGGGGTACCAAATGCGCCCTGAAGACCTTGAATGCTTTGAGGACCTTGAATACCCTGAATACCTTGAAGACCCTGTATACCTTGAGAAGTGCCAGATGATCCTTGAATACTTAGACCTTGAATACCTTGAATACCCTGTATACCTTGAGAAGTGCCAGCGGGACCTTGAATACTTAGTCCTTGGATACCTTGAATACCCTGTATACCTTGAGAAGTGCCGGATGCTCCTTGAACACTTGCGCCTTGAATACCTTGACGACCTTGTAGTCCTTGTGTTCCTTGAGTGCCTTGAATGCCTTGAATGCCTTGAGTGCCCTGAATACCTTGACGACCCTGTATACCCTGATGACCTTGTATACCTAGAGTGCCTTGAGTGCCCTGAATACCTTGACGACCCTGTATACCCTGTATACCTTGAGAAGTGCCAGATGGTCCTTGGATACCCTGAGTGCTTTGAGTGCCCTGAATACCCTGGAATCCATTAGCGCCTTGAGTTCCTTGGATACCTTGAGTGCCTTGACGACCCTGTATACCTTGAATACCTTGATGGCCTTGTATACCTAAAGTGCCTTGAATGCCTTGAATGCCATTAGCGCCCTGAATGCCTTGAATGCCTTGAGAAGTACCAGATGGTCCTTGGATACCCTGAATACTCTGAGTACCTTGAATGCCCTGACGACCCTGTATACCCTGTATACCTTGATGACCTTGTATACCTAGAGTGCCTTGAATACCCTGTATACCTTGGATACCTTGATTGCTTGTTCCTTGAATACCCTGGAACCCGTTAGCTCCTTGAATGCCTTGACGACCTTGAATACCTTGAGTTCCTTGAATACCTTGGAACCCGTTAGCGCCTTGAAGACCTTGTATACCATTAGCGCCCTGGATGCCCTGAATACCTTGAATGCCTTGATTGCTTGTTCCCTGAATACCTTGGAACCCGTTAGCGCCTTGGATGCCTTGACGACCTTGAATACCTTGATTGCTTGTTCCCTGAATACCTTGGAACCCGTTAGCTCCTTGAATGCCTTGAGTGCCTTGAAGTCCCTGGAATCCATTGGCACCTTGAATGCCTTGACGACCTTGAATACCTTGAGTTCCTTGAATACCTTGGAATCCGTTAGCGCCTTGAATGCCTTGAGTGCCTTGGAATCCATTTGAGCCTTGGATGCCTTGAATGCCTTGAATACCTTGATTGCTTGTTCCCTGAATACCCTGGAATCCATTGGCACCTTGAATGCCTTGACGACCTTGAATACCTTGAGTTCCTTGAATACCTTGGAATCCGTTAGCACCTTGAGTTCCCTGAATACCTTGGAAACCATTGGCACCCTGAGTACCTTGGATACCCTGGAACCCGTTAGCTCCTTGGATGCCTTGACGACCTTGAAGTCCTTGTACACCTTGAATGCCCTGGAATCCGTTAGCACCTTGAATACCTTGAGTGCCATTAGCTCCTTGAGTTCCTTGGATGCCTTGACGACCTTGAAGTCCTTGTACACCTTGAATACCCTGGAATCCATTTGCGCCTTGAAGACCTTGTGTACCTTGAATACCTTGGAATCCATTTGAGCCTTGGATGCCTTGACGACCTTGAAGTCCTTGTACACCTTGAATACCCTGGAATCCATTTGCGCCTTGAAGACCTTGTGTACCTTGAATGCCATTAGCACCTTGAGTGCCTTGAATACCTTGGAATCCGTTAGCACCTTGAGTACCTTGAATACCTTGGAATCCGTTAGCGCCTTGAGTTCCTTGAATACCCTGGAATCCATTTGCGCCTTGAAGACCTTGTGTACCTTGAATGCCATTAGCACCTTGAGTGCCTTGAATACCTTGGAATCCGTTAGCGCCTTGAGTACCTTGACGACCTTGAAGTCCTTGTACACCTTGGATACCCTGAAAACCATTGGCTCCTTGAATGCCTTGAAACCCATTAGCGCCTTGAATACCTTGTCTTCCTTGAAGTCCCTGTGTGCCTTGAATACCTTGGAATCCGTTAGCACCTTGAATACCTTGAGTGCCATTTGCGCCTTGTGTGCCTTGAATACCTTGGAATCCGTTAGCGCCTTGAAGACCTTGTATACCTTGTATACCTTGGGCGCCCTGTACACCATTTACACCGTCTATTGCCTCACCCTTTGGTCCTTGAAGACCATCAGCACCTTGAATGCCTTGTATACCCTGAGAGCCTCTAGTACCTTGAATACCTTGGAATCCGTTAGCACCTTGAATACCTTGAATGCCATTTGCGCCCTGAGTACCTTGAATGCCTTGGAATCCATTAGCACCTTGGATACCTTGTATACCATTTGCTCCTTGGATACCCTGAGTTCCTTGGATGCCTTGAAATCCATTAGCGCCTTGAATGCCTTGAATGCCTTGACGACCCTGTATACCTTGAGTGCCTTGTATGCCTTGGAATCCGTTAGCGCCTTGAATGCCTTGAATACCTTGAGTACCTTGACGACCCTGTATACCTTGAGTGCCTTGTATGCCTTGGAATCCGTTAGCGCCTTGAATGCCTTGAATACCTTGAGTACCTTGAAGTCCTTGTACACCTTGAATACCTTGGAATCCGTTAGCACCTTGAATACCTTGAGTGCCTTGAATGCCTTGGAATCCGTTTGCACCTTGGGTACCCTGTGTGCCTTGAAATCCCTGAGTACCCTGAATGCCTTGGAATCCATTGGCGCCTTGGATACCCTGAATACCGTTAGCACCTTGAGTGCCTTGAATACCCTGGAATCCATTTGCGCCTTGAATGCCTTGGAATCCATTTGCTCCTTGTAGACCCTGAGTTCCTTGAAGTCCCTGGAATCCATTTGCGCCTTGTGTGCCTTGAATACCTTGAGTGCCTTGACGACCCTGAATACCCTGTGTACCTTGTATGCCTTGGAATCCATTAGCACCTTGGATGCCTTGTATGCCTTGAATACCTTGTATGCCTTGGAATCCATTTGCACCCTGAGTTCCCTGTATACCCTGTATACCATTCGCGCCCTGAATTCCTTGAGTGCCTTGAATACCCTGAATACCATTAGCCCCTTGAGTGCCTTGTATACCTTGAGTGCCTTGTATGCCTTGGAAACCATTAGCGCCCTGAATACCTTGAGTTCCCTGTATACCTTGAGTTCCCTGAATACCTTGGAATCCATTGGCACCCTGAGTACCTTGGATGCCTTGAATACCATTAGCACCCTGAATACCTTGAGTTCCCTGAATACCTTGAGTTCCCTGAATACCTTGGAAACCATTTGCGCCTTGAAGTCCTTGAATACCCTGTGTACCTTGAGTACCTTGAATGCCCTGTATACCATTAGCGCCTTGAGTGCCTTGAATACCTTGGAATCCGTTAGCGCCTTGGATACCTTGTCTTCCTTGAAGTCCCTGTGTACCTTGTATGCCTTGGAATCCGTTAGCGCCTTGAATGCCTTGAATGCCTTGAATACCATTAGCGCCTTGAAGTCCTTGAGTACCTTGAAGTCCTTGAAGTCCTTGAAGTCCTTGAATACCTTGAGTGCCCTGAATACCTAAATCACCCTGAATGCCTTGGATGCCTTGAATACCCAAATCGCCCTGAATGCCTTGAGTGCCTTGAGTACCTTGAATGCCTTGAAAACCATTAACACCTTGAATGCCTTGGATGCCCTGAATACCTTGAGTACCAGTTTCACCCTGTATACCCTGAATACCTTGAGTACCAGTTTCACCCTGTATACCCTGTATACCCTGAATGCCTTGAATACCTAAATCGCCTTGAAGTCCTTGTAGGCCTTGAGTTCCTTGAATACCCTGGAATCCATTGGCACCTTGGATACCTTGAATACCCTGAATGCCTAAATCACCTTGAATACCTTGAATACCTTGGGTACCAGTTTCACCTTGGATACCTTGTAGACCCTGAATACCTAAATCGCCTTGAATACCTTGTAGACCTTGAGTACCGGTTTCACCCTGGATACCTTGTAGACCCTGAATTCCTTGGAGTCCTTGAGTACCCTGAGTGCCCTGAATACCTAAATCGCCTTGAAGTCCCTGAGTACCTTGAAGACCCTGAGTACCAGTTGTGCCTTGTGGACCTTGAATGCCTTGAAAACCTAGATCGCCTTGAACACCTTGAATGCCTTGATCGCCTTGAAGTCCTTGAATGCCCTGGATACCTTGGATACCTTGAGCGCCGCCACTATTTCTCCAAATAATACCATCACTATGCCAACGAATGCCATCGTCAGTTTGAACCTGCTTACCAACATAAGCAGCAGGATCTAAATCTGCCAAAGACGCCAAAGGTATGATGTAGAGACCATCGTCAGCAGGATAGCTGCGGCCTGATAAGAACTTTTCAATCACGGAATAACACCTACATGTTCTGCTGATGCTTGTTCATTTGCTGATGCCCACACTTGAAAACTAGCAGTATTGCCTGCTCTAACGTAAAGAATATCACCGTTAGTAGTAAAAGTGGTGATACCATTAGCATTTAATACATTTCTTTTAACAAGGGAACGTCCTTGGATAGGTATAGCAACAGATTCGCCCGCAGGCACAGTTATTCTTCCAAAAGCATCGTTGTTAGCAGTTCCGCCTTCAGGTCTAAATCTAACTTCAATCCAATCTGTTCCTGCTGTAATATTCTTAGCAACTAATGGAGTAAGAAAGAATAATTCTCCTGCTGCAATACCTCTTGTTCCATCAGCAAGATCACGACTACCCGGATAAGCTGAACGTGAAGGATCAGGAACTGAAAAATCTGGTGCTTCTGCTATGTTAATCCACTCTGTACCTACACTATTGTTTTGAACGCTTATAGGTTTACCTGTAGATGGTTGTCTGCATTTTATTGTTGTCATCCAAATCCTCCGAATGTAATAGCCGCACGAATGGCTTCACGTTTAGTTGGCGCAATAAAACCTCTTCCGCCCATACCAAATCTAGCATCAATTAAAACATCACCAGCAAAGATAGCATTACCATCACTATCTTGTCCTGTCGCAATAACAATAGCACCATTCGATTCTAGGATGCTATCTCGAATTGGCAATCTAGCCTCAGCAGGAGGAATCTTGATTGCCCAAACACCAATCATTGTAGCAGTCCAAGTATGACCAATAGCTTCAATTCTACTTGGTTCAACTCTAGTTACAGGACTCAATATAGTTGATTGAACACTTGCTGTTGCTGTATTTATAGCCTGTCTAGCATTAGTATTTAGTGGGAGTTTATTAAGTTCATCTCTCATAAAATTATAACTATGATTGAAGGCTGCTGTTTTATCGGCAGTAAATACTAAATTACCAGTGGCATCAAATAGAACAGATTGGAATCTGTCGATCATATCAGTAGAGCCGCCTTTTATCATATATTCTACTGAGCGAAGCCACACATCGGAATCAAATCGTGTGTAATTTTCATCGTCAGGTAAAGTCCAACTACCAGTAATATATCCTTGGGAAACCAAATTGCTCCACAATCCATCTACGATTGTTGTTCTATTTGTAGAAATTAGATTTGCGGCTGTAGTGTTTGATGTGACATCTACAACAGTATCATAAGGAATACCAATTCTTCTTGATCCATCAGCAACTAATGAATAGTCGCCAAACTGTGTAGAACATGAACTGAGAATAATTTGTCCGCCACTCATGGCCAAGAAGTGTTTGTGTGCCCACATAGAGATAGCGTTAACAGCGTTGATCAGACCACCGTTCTTCGCACAGTAGCCAATACCGTTGTAAGAAACGGGAGTAGCACCCCATGTCATGATGTTAGGGAAGATTGAATATTGAGAACAGACCATACCGTCAGCAAGACAAACGCCTGCGCCTAATGGAAATCCTGGATTAGGAGGATTCGATAATGGATCTAAAGTGCCGCCAGTAAACCCTTCAGGTTGTGCGCTACGAACAGCACACTTGTGCGCGTACGGTACGCGCGTGATGACTGCACCAGGTCTAAAACTAAAAGCAAATCCTTCTGTTGGATTTGTCAGACTATCAAGTCTAAAGTTTTCAATAATGAACCCTTCGATGAAACAACCTGATCCCATACGGAATACATTTTTTACTTCGGATCCAGCTTTAGGACGAATAAATACTGCTCTATGAACGCCTTGAAGAATACAATTGTCAGGAAGGTCTATATGCCCATGTGTTTCATAGATGCCAGGTCCCACTTTAATGATTGTTAGTTCATTTCTTAGCGTAGCAACTTCAACGGCTTTTTCTATAGTTTGGAAAGGAGCATATTCACTTGAACCATCATTTGCTGTGTCACTACCTGATGTAGCAACATATATCGTTTTTGCGATTGATGGAAGAGCACCAGGTAGACCAACATCACCAACGTTTACCCAAACACCTGCGCGACGAATTTGTAGAAAGTCTGTCTCTTCATTATAGATAACAAGACCGTCTGGTGGATTAGGAACACTTTCTCTTTCGAGAGTTGTTAGACGAGGAAAAAGAATACCCTGATTCTTTGACCATGCTTCAATAACAGCAGCAGGATTTCTTGTGGCTGTATTACCAACACGAAGATCACCTGATTTGTATACTACAAACTTTGAATTTGAATTTACTTCGAAGTTTAAAAGAGTAGAATTTGCGGATGAGTTAACATCGTTGACACTCATTCTTATGGCGTTGTTTACAGATACGGATGATGTTATCCATGTCGCGCCTAAATTAGATAAAGGTACTGCCATTAATCTTCTACCACCAAATGTGTTGTTTGATAATCTTGGCTAGGTAGACCAGTGAAGTGATAGTCTTCTGCCACGATTTTTCCATTTCCATCATATATAACAATCGGTAATATCACTTCCCAATATGTAGGTTCATAATACATATCGTAATCGTAAGAAATATTAAACTCAGAAACAGTCAATTCTGTTCCTGATTCATCACCGATAATAACATCGCCCACTTCAAATACAGGACCGTATATATCATAAAGAACTACTAAGCCAGTATCAGGATAAAAGTTCTTTACTCTTGCTGTAGTATTACCTGATCTTACGGTCTCATTGAAGTTCCAATTCATTTACCACCACCAGCTGCTCCACCATAGACAAGAACCTGGTATGAGTGTCCTAGTGGATTAGTAGATCCTGCCGGATGTTCATAAATACAATCCTCAAGATCCCCAGCGGCAGCATCTCCCATCGCACATATGATCTTTTTTCCAGATATCTCAACACACTTTGATCCATATACAGCAGATAAAGCACCTTGATTACAATGATCGTTTTTATCGCCTTCAACAGCCCATAACAATCCGTTAACAAGAACCTTATCTTGTCCTGTTACATTTGTTTTGGCACCGCAAAATCTTTTGTCTGTATCTCTATGGGCTCCTGGCACTATGCTACCTTTCTTGGTCTTCCTCTACCGCGCTTGACTTCTGGTTGAACTTCTTCGTTAAGAACAACTGGTTCAGTTTTTATCTCATCTGGTACAAATACAGCAACGCCAGTTGAGCCAAGACCACCGATTCGATCAGTCTTTTGCGTTGGCGCTTCCATAATTTCCCAAAGCACATATTCTTCCTTCTTTACAAGTTCGGCCTGTGCAATTCTATCACCATTATTTATCGTCTGATCCACTTCGGAACGATTAGTGAGCAGAATAAAAGTTTCTTGGATGTAATCAGAATCGATTACAGCCTCGAGATTAGCAAGAATAAGACCCTGCTTATAAGATAGCCCTGAGCGTGGATGAATACGAACTGAATAGCCCTCTGGAATATCGAAGATCAATCCAGTAGGAACAAGGATACGATCACCTGGCATAATACGAATCGCGCCAGAACTGGTCAAAGCTCTTGTGAATGGCGCATTAAAAGAATTGTATCCACTATATGTTGCTTTGCCTTCCGCTTGAAATGAAATGTCAAAACAAGCAGCTTGCTTGGTACCAAATCTCGGCAATACGATATTTGGATTTGTCTTATATACATTCAATCTATTCATGATATACTCCGTTGTTATTAAGTTATTTCTTGCCAATCAATAGAGCCGACACAAGTATCTCCTGCTCCATATCCTGCAACTGCTAAAACAAATGTTGTATTTGTTCCTGTAAAATTATTTCTCTCTAATTGAAATTGGAATTGACCGTCGCTCAATTCGCCAGGAGAACCGCCTTGCTGAGCCACATATGTATAACCATTTATATGTGATGTTCCATTTGCAAGTGCTGTTCCTGTTATATTATATTGTACAGCGGAATCACTACCTGCGTCTACCCAAGTGCCGCCAGTTATCTCTGCGCCTGTTATAACTCTATAAGCAAGTCTTGTTCCATTACCTGTAAGTCCCAAGACACTAATATTCTTTGGAACTACTATAGCATCTTTTCTATCTGATTTCAATCTAATAGCAACCACAGGATAGAATCGTCCAGCAGTAGATAATGTATAAGATGTATTGGGTAATTGACCAATAGTCTTTGGTCTACCACGCATTTCGTATCCACCTTCGGACATTACAGAAGTACATATGATGCGAAGATTACTGTTGTTTGCTGTATCTGCTGTATTTTGTATTTCACAGCGAATAGGTAAACATGCTGTAGTCATGTATGTGTTATCAAGAATGTTTGCGTGATTCCATGTATGACAGTGTATGAACTTACCGTCAATAACAAACCCTGCTCTTACTGAACCTACGCCTAACCACTCAATATCATGAAATAGAATTTGAGATTTTGACAAATCTAAAGTATATCCAGATGGATTTTTATTTGCTGCAGGATTACCTTCTGAACTACCAGGAACATTTGAACCATCAACTCTGTCTATGTTCCAATTGGATTGCGCGACTCTTGTCTCTGTGACTGTACCGCTAGATTTTGAGCGTCTAACAAAATATATGTTATGTCCGTCTTGTTCTAAAAACACACCATTCTCTGTATCGAAATATCCATATCTTTGTCTTAGTCCAGTCTGTGCTGGTGCCATAACAAATGTCTGTAAGATTTGTAATGATTTGCCTGGCTGATAAGCAAATACGCGATTCGATTCACGATAAACATAATTGTTATTTGCAGTTCCTACAGAACATACTACAGACGAAGAATTTGCGTCATGTGTAACAGTCGTGCCTGCAGAATTGGCAGTACCTACTTTTCCATTATCCTGATATCGATGAAACGAATCAAACAGGGTCATAGGCTGTGAAACTCTTGCTCTACCAAAAGCATCAACTGCCATGCCTGATGGATTAGCGGGACCGATAACACTTCCATATTGATCAGCCAACATAACAACTTCAAATATTGTTTTTTCTTGGTTTAAATACTGATTAGTATCTTTACGGAACTGTGCCATAGTCTATTCTTCCTTGCGCTTTTTACCTATGTTATATTTAGCCACAAGATTCCAATCAATCTTTTCTTTATGAGAAATAATTTTGATTTGAGATAGTGGGGCTACAGGCACTGCACTTTTGTTTTCATCTACCAAACTTACCAGTTCCCACTCGGACAGTAGGTTGGCAATAGTATTAAGACGGGCGCGGTCATCTTCTACGAAGTCTGACTGCTTCCCGTCTAATAGAAATAATTGCTTAAAATGAACGATGTAATATCTACCCTGCTTGTGTAGTATGTGACAGGACTGATACAGCGTTTTATCTTTCTTTGAGGCTACTCCAATACGCGAAAGCGTCTCACGAACCTTTAAAAAATTATCTGGGTTAGGTAGCGTTACCTCCACTAGTTCGTTTATGTCTAACATTCAAACCACCTTTATTTAAATACTTCTTAATCTCTTGTATCTGCGTGTCAGACAATAAGGACAAGGCTTCCTTAGCCTTCTCGTTGGAATAGTTATAAAATTCTTTCACCGCTTCCAAATTCTCTACAATATCACGCTTTTGCCATTTCTGGAAAGGCCTTTTATAGGCTCTTACAGTATTTAGCAGATAGTGATATTGTAGGAGATTGTCGGTCGATGGGTTCATATTCATCTGGTTTGCTGCCATTACCATATCCAGGTGGAAGGATATGGAACGGTTAACGACGAACGGGACATAGTCCCGTTCGTTTTCAGTGGTGATAACTACCTTCTTAGTCACATGAATGGAAGGTATAATGTCTTTGAAAAGGTCAGTCATATTAGTCTCTCTTGAGGATGAATTTTTTGAAGTCCACAAAGGCATTAGTCTTACCTTGTGCCGAAGGTCCACCAGTATCAGCAAATGTGATGTTAGCTTTGGTAATAACTTCGCCATTAGGCGCTATGAACAGAATATTCGCGTTATTTGTTTTGCCGTTTCTCTTTACTGTGAGAGTGAAATTCTTCGACAGTTGTGAAATCATCCTTTGTAATTCTTCACTCTTGCGAGAAGAAATGATCTTCTGTTTACCCGCTTCACCAATAGCAGCGTAGAAATCATCCTCACCATCGAAACCTAACATACGCAGAACTCTTTCATTCATCACTTTCTTGTGTTTAGGATAATATTTCTGAAAGATTTTGGCAATTATTTCGATCACATCTCCATGTGTTTTCTTAGCTTTCTTACGGGCATCTTCTTTTGATTTGCCTTTTTTCATTTCAGTTCCAATGATATTCTGATAATCATAAAGTTGACGCAAATCTTTTTCAGAACCATAGTCTTTGGCAAATTTGAGAATGAACTTTTCCGTACTACCTGAAATGTCAGCATCGGCATCATAGAACAAGGTCTTAATTAAGCTAATGAAAGTAGAATTTGAAAGATTGATAGATGCCGACTTATATGCTTTCAAAGAAGCCACAATCTTATCAACAACCACTTTTTCTGAATCCTTTGTGACAGTCAATATTAAATCTGCTTTGGTAACACCTTTGCCAGAATCTCCTGTGAGATTAATATCAAAAGTAAGTAAAAGTAGGTCTTCGTCTTTAACGATAACATCCTCAAAGATTTGTTTTGCTATAATAGAACCTGCTGTTACCATTCTATCAATTTCAGATTGAGAAGCACCGAGTTTTTGGACTATTTTCTTTTTAGCTAGAAATTCATCATTAAGCTTCTTAGGATTTGATCTACTCGTTAAGCGCAGACCTTTATTTTTGATTACGCTAGAGAGAGTTGAAGCACAGGCAAATTCCGAAAGATATCCCAATCGTGATTTTAAATCTATATCTTCATTCAAATTGCTATCGGGTATATCGATTTTCATGGATACTTGTTTTCCAAAACTCAGTGACGCCAACAAAGACTTAAACTTTTCTACTATCGAACCAAAGAGTTTCGATAGGAAAGATTCAGTTAGCTTGATCTGTTTATATTCTTCGTATGTTAGCATAATTCTATTTATATGTCAACGAACTTCATTCATACTCGAATAGCTTTTCTAGAGTATTTTCCTTATTAAAACAATGATCCTGAATACGGCGTTCTGAGATATCAACATAGTGTTTGTCTAGATCAATACCAACAAACTTCTGTCCTTCCTGTATTGCTGCGATGCCAGTAGACCCTGATCCCATAAATGGATCAATAACAAGACCATTAGCAGGCGCATACACACGACAAAGATATCGCATCAAAGAGATCGGCTTAGGAGTCGGGTGATCGTTATATTCTCCGCGTTCCTTTCTCGTTACTCTAGGTGCGTAGAAATATTTCTGGTGTTCAGTGTCATCAAAATGGCCGATGATATTTGAAGGATAACGTCCAGTAGGATTAGCATCTTCTGTTTCCTTCACAGCTTGATCAGCAGCTTTAGCTACATCACTGCCAAATGCTCGACGCTTTGATCCACCCTTAATCCATCCAGTTGGCGGTTTACCATCCCAAGGAATACGCGCACGATCAATATTAATCTTGCCGCAACCCCACTTCTCAAAGTTCTTCTCAATAGAACCCTCAATAGGTTTCTGAGCTACAAAGATTGGTTCATGAGCAGGCTTAAGACGATTAGCTTTTGCCATCTTAGTCGTGATCATCCAAACAATCATGTCAAGAGGACGGAAGCCAGCATCTTCAACATTAACTGCCATGCGGTGATAAAATTCAGGCGCACAAAATGACAAGACAAAAGCGCCGGGCTTCAATACCCTATTCATTTCTTTCCAAGTATCAACAGGAGGAACATTATGATCCCAACCAACACCAGCAATTTCCATACCATAAGGAGGATCAGTAATACAAGCATCAATGGAATTTGCTTCCATTGATTTCATTGCTGCGATATTGTTAGAGCATATCAGTTTGTAATTAGACATATTCACAGTCCACCATTAGTTCGGTCAAACAAGCGACTAGATTGATTTCTTGATCAGCAACAAACGCGGCCTGATATTGATACTTTGAGATAATCACAACTGCTTGTGGAATACTCTCAGGCTTGAAATACTCATACAGACTATCATAGACCTTGCGATAGATACGTGCTGGCTCAATATCAGAATTGGCTACACACCACTTTCGCATATCACCAAAGTTCTTGTCCTTTAGAAACTTAACCAGCTCGGAAATTTTACGAACATCTGAGAGTTGTGCAACGATGCCTGCATCCAAAGAGCCAGAAGAACTATACCGCTGTAGCTCATTAAGAGTACGGCGATAGTCAGGGAAGTACTTTTCGATAATCTTCGCAAGAACCGCCTTATCATAAGTGATACCTTCCAGTGTTAGTACGTTTTCCATACGCTTCATCAACTGCATGGCCATCTTCGACTTCTCATCATTCTTCAAAGCAAAGTCAATGACAGAACAACGAGAATGAAGAGCATCAATCAGCTTGGACTTGAAGTTACAAGTGAAGATGAATGTACAGTTAGCAGAAAACTCTTCGATAGCACCACGCATCGCTGCCTGTGCATCTGGAGTCATATAGTCAGCTTCGTCTAGGATAATTACCTTTTTACCACCAGTCAGAGACACAGTGGAAGCATAACCGCGAATGGTAGTTCGCAGCATATCAATACCACGATTTTCAGAGGCATTGATATACAGATGATTGATACCAATCTCATCACACATAGCTTTCGCTACGGTTGTCTTACCAACACCCGCAGAACCAGTCAACATGAGATTTGGAATTTCTTGCTTCTCTACATATTCCTGAAATGGCTTTTTCAGGCGATCAGGAAGAATACAATCAGCAATAGTCTTCGGGCGGTACTTCTCGACCCACAGGAAGGATTCGTTCGTCAATTTCATTCACCATCTTTTGAATTAGGAGTTTTGCACCTTCACCGCCAAGCTGCTGAACATAGATCATCTTGGCGGTAACCATCATGTTGGAAGCCAACATTAGCAAGTCTTCAACATTATCGCACATCATGATCTGCCTGTCAATAGGCTTCATGAGTTCGTCCATTCGTGCTATTACATCTTTGGTCATTATTAAGCTTTCTTTCTGGTATTAAACCTAGACTTTAACATTATTGCTACTGTTTCATCAAGTGTTTCATACTCAACAACAAGATTTTCCACTTTTGGAAATTCACTTTTTGGAAAAAACTTTACCAAAAGATTATTAGGATTTACACCAGCACGCCGAGCCTTTCTTGCTCCAGGATGATCTTCATCATGTCTAGAAACTCCATGAAGTTCCTTCACAAATCTATATACTCGTTGTCTCATAGAATGATTACTTCCTCCAGTGTATAGACAAGACATATCGTTGATCGTCTTTTCATATATCGCGTATAGTCCTGGACAATCTATCTCACTATATTTTGGCTGTATAAAATTAAATTCTTCTTCATGGAATGAGATTGAGCATTCCCTGTTTGGTGTAATAAATGAATTTATGCGATAAAAAGGTTTACTGTAACCAAGAGTGACTATCTTTCTGGCATAGTCCCAATTGTCAACATAAACATCACCATACAAATCGATTGCCATTTACTTTACCTTTTTCCATTTAAAACCTAAGATCAACTCTTGCATCTTACGATGGAACCAATTAGGTTCTTGTCCTTCAAAAGGAGTGTAGACAAGACCTCTTTTGGAACCAAACAAATGACATTGCCAGTCTGAAGATTTAGGCGGAAAATCTATAGATGTTATCCGTGAATCCTCAATAACATATTTGTTTCTATCATCCATCACTTCATCACGGCGTCATAGAATTCTTCGAACTGACGGTTCTCTTCCTGCTCTTCGGCATAGTTGGACTTGTAGTAGACCTTTGCCATGCGGCGAATGATCTTCTTATCCACACCAGTCTTATCAACTGCGCCATCCAACGCGCTCTTCTGGAAGTCTCGCTCGGAAGCCACGCGCGTCATGCTATCGTTCATTTCACGAATAGCATTCTTCAAGTCTGTCTTCTGAGTTTCGGTAAGAGAATTGATACTCACGAAAGGCTTATTGTGTCCGATACCAGCCATATTACTTTGTCTCCAATGCGATGAAATACTTGATCTTGTCCTTGAATACGCCACTTGTAGAAGTAAACTTGGCAAATGCTCCAAGCTGCATCTCTACATCATAGTCACCAGGAACGAGCTTGATGTTATCAACCTTAAACGATGCGATGAAGTCAGCACCCTTGTAATCATTCAACTTGAACGAAGCTGAATTGGAAGTGTCGTTTGCCTTCTCATGGGTCTGTAAACGAATTTCACCATTCTTACCAACAACGGAAAGATGAGTGAGATTGTTCATAGCTGCCAAACGAAGAAGCTTGGTCAGAATGGCATTCGTGAGAGTGAAGCTAACATCGACCTGCTTAAGCTTCAACTCCTTGTCGGGAGGAGATACGATAAGGTTAGGCGAACAAGAATAATAATTGAAAGCGATATCGCCATCATTCATCATTACAGAGTTTTCGCTAAAGCTTAGATCAGGATTTCCAAGAGTAGAAACATTACCCAGGAACTGATTTAGATCATAGATGCCGAACTGAGATGGAATCGCGTCTTCAAGTTCGACTTCAACAAGAATGGACTTCTCAGGGGAAATAGTCTTCTGAACATTTCCCTTCTGCAAGACAAGTCCGGAATTGATCGCAGAAAAGTTCTTCAATACACTTAGGGTGTTTTCACTAATCTTCATAATATAATCTCCAGTGTTTTTTAGTTTAGGCTGCTAGTATAGCAGGCTTTTGTGGGCCTGTAAAGACTTTTAGCATGTGACCAATATCAGCTTCAAGCATGGAAATGCTTCCATTATTATCAAGCTGATAATCCATAATCTGACCTGCCCATGCCCATTCGGAATAGTGGACTTTGTAATGATCTACCATTCTATCTTGAGCAATAGAATCATTTGCGTTTGCTTTCACTGCTTCATCATACCAAACAGGATCAGCATTACGACAAACACGAACAGCGAAGCCGCCCTTTGACCGCATCCATTCAATCTCATTTGGGAATCGAACATCTGCGATAACTACATTCTTGTACATTTCCATCTTACGCTCAAGCGCATATACCCAAACATCCTTATGAAATACATCACGACCGGCTTCGGTACCCATTAGCTGTAGAGCAAGGCGAGGAGAGAAATCATAGCCAAACTTTGTCGACCACCATTCGTCCTTAGTCTCGCGGAAACTACGGCTTTCATCCGTATCACCTTCGAGGAGAGACCGCTGCCATCCGAAGATGGCAGCAGTTGCGTCCTTAACAGCATCCGCAAATGAAAGCTTTACGAAGCCGTGTTTCTCAACTAGAATATCAGCCGCAGTTCCTTTACCGCTACCGATAAAACCAATTACACCAATGATCATTATAGATTTCCTGTATGATTAGCGATTGCTTGCATGTTTCCAGTAAAGGCATAAGTGCCAACGTGCTGAGTTTTCATCCATGGGCACAGCCAAATTTGACCGCCCATCTTTCTCCAGTACTGACAGAACATATAATCTTCTGAGAGATAGCGATGAGAAGCCGTCTTCTCTGCTTCCATAAACTTCTTAGCGGCTCCACTTACATCTTCACCATTTGAAGCTTTCAAGACAAGAGAATACAAATCATCATATGTATAACCATTATCCATAACGGTATCAAAGTATGCGTGAATGTAACGAGTGCCATCAAAATTTGCTTGACCAATATGATCGGGCTTATAGTTCTGCTTAGGATAAGCTTCTCTAAACTTATCAAAAACTTCTCTCTTGACCATCATGTAACCAGTTCCAAGTTCAAGAACTTCAAGAGGTTCTCTCACATTAAATGACTTTGTACCAGGAACAGGATTAAAGACATAATCGCCAACAAGACCCTCAAGTTCTCCTGGATTGATTACAGGATTTTTAGCTAGAGCAGCAACTATATTTTTCCAGTTAATTGCCTTCTTTGGATAAGGAGCACCAATTACGTCCTTATCAAGGGCCATCATCGCAAGAATATCTTGCGGCTCGAAATGAATATCGGAATCGAGAAAGAGTAAGTGAGTATAACCAGAACGCAAGAATTCATCTACGAGATAATTTCTTGCGCGAGTAATTAGGGATTCGTTAAACAGAAATGAGAATCTATTTTCAATTCCATATTGAAAACAAATTGCTTGAAGGTCTAGACAAGCCTTCATGTAAAGACCGTTATTAACACCACCGTACATAGGCGTTGCTATGAACAGCTTGTTCTTTCTCAGGTCTTCAACTTTGATTGATAATTCCATGCGGGTACTCCATAATAAAAAGGGATGCTACGCTTATATATAGCATCCCTTTTTGGACATGTCAATAAAAATTAGGCAGCAAAACGATAAAACATCTTGCGCTTACCGTTAACAGTACGGTAGTTGCTATAGATGCGATGGCCTTCAAGAGTGCGTAGGTCATACACACGCTTGGAAACGCTGGCCTTAGGTACACCAGTCAGACGGGCAATCTGGGCAACAGTGATGCCAGCACCCTTGGTATTCTGACGGAGAACCTTAGCAACCTTACGAATCTGAGACATTCAATAACTCCATAATAAAATAACCGCTTTGTTGGAACAGACACTATGGCGCGGTTGTCTACCATAGTGTCTGCTATTATACATTAGGTAGAACCTAATGTCAACTCTTTTTAAGTGAAGACCACTTCGTCTTCATTCTTAGACTTATCTTCTTCCTTAGTTTCAGTCTTCGGAAGAACCTTTTCGTCCAGCTTGGCGTAGAGATCAAAGAAGCCAGTCTTGGTATCCACATCAAAGCGGTTGAGACAGAGCTTGATTGCCTTCTCACGATCCTGACCGAAGATGGCGTAGGCTTCACAGATATGAACCAGACGGCGAGTGGAGATGATATCGGAGACCGCACCATCGTAGAACGCCTTACGGATCATGTCAGCCCAGTTGACCAGCTTGTCAGCAAAGTCCTTATCTTCAATGCCAGAAGTCTTCAGGACATTGTTGAGGATCTTGGCCTCAGTCTTGGTCGAAGGATATTCCTGTTCGAACGTGATAGAGAAACGCTCAAGGAAAGCTTCGTTCATCACGTTGGTACCGATGAAGCGACCATCGTCTGAACCCTTACCCTTGGTGTTAGCAGTGGCAAGGATGTTGAAGCCCGGAGCCGGAGTGACCACACGGTTGATCTTCTTGAGGTAAACGGGCTTACCCTCGAGGATCGGCTGGAGACACATAAGCTTGGCGTCACCAAGATCAACCTCGTCCAGAAGCAGGATGGCACCACGTTCCATGGCCACGATAACCGGGCCGTTCTGCCAGACAGTCTTACCGTCCGAGAGACGGAAGCCACCGATGAGATCATCCTCATCAGTTTCCTTGGTGATGTTGGCGCGAACAAGCTCACGACCTTCCTGAGCGCAAATCTGCTCAATCATCATAGTCTTACCGTTACCAGACAGACCGGTGATGTAAGTCGGATAAAACTTACGAGACTTGACAATCATCCGAACATCCGGGAAGTGACCGAAGGGAACATAACCAGAAGCCTTAGTCGGCACCAGATCAATACCACGGTTCTCTACCGCGTGAAGCGGAACAACCGCAGCGGCTGCCATCTGCATTTCGGAAGCGTTAGCAACCTCGTCCATCGCAACAACGGGAACGCTTGAAGCGATATCGGCCGTCTTGGAAGACTTTACAGCCGCAACAGGAACATCGGTAAGCGAATACATTCCACGACCGACGCGCACGGCGTCATTCTTGGTCAGCCAAAGCGGATCCTTCAGCTTGTACTTCTTCATAATGTGGACAACTTCCGCGCGGGAAATCGTATTGACCTTACCAAATTCCTTAGCAACAGCGGCGAGGAACGGGGTCTTATCAACAGGGCGCTTAGCCATTAGGTATTTTCCTTTGTGTGTGTTTCGATTATGTGTATATTATAGACTAGGAAGAGGTGATTGTCAAGCGGCAATTCGCTTGACAACCTGAGTGAGTAGAACTCGGGAAATTGACTTCTTTTCCGAGAACTTAATGAACGCCGAGGCAAGACCACGGCGAGTGGCATCCTTAGCAACCACAAGATTTCCACTGGAAACGTTGAAGGTCAAGGCGTTAATGATATAGTATTCATCATAACCAGCGGAAGTCACACCGAAGAAGCCGTTGTCTTTCCAGCAAGTGGCAGCCTTACCACGGTGAGCAGCGTTTCCATAACCATGGTAGCGGTCATAAACACGCTTGAAGCCGTTGGAGTTAATGAAGAAGCCGATCAGATTACAGTCAGTCCGATCCTTCAGGATCTTAAGAAGGACAGGAGTGATGTTATCATTCCGAAACGCATGACTAGAATACTTCACAGTCGGAAGGTCATAAGTCTTCTTGGTGATATCGTCCTGAATGATAATCTTACGCGGCTTCCAGCCGATGTTCACACCGTTGATTGAACCAGACATAGGATCGGAATCACCATCAGTAATGAATACCGTATTGACAATCTGTACCTTGGACTTGGCCTTGAAACGATTGACAATTTCCGAAGCAGCCACAATACAAGGATTGAGCGGCGTGGAAGTCAAGTCATCACAAGCCAGACCACCATGTCGGGAAGACATAATAAACAGATGGTACATTGCGTCATTCAACTCCTGAATTTTCATTCGGGACGAAAGCAAGTTTCGGGCAACAAAACTATCAACACAAATTTCGTTGGTGTTTTTAGTGAAGCCAGCCGACAACCGAGTCCGATCATTGTCGCTATAAGAGACACAACGGAAAGCGTAGACCTCGAACGGGATCTGGACTCGCTTACAGAACATTACCAGTGAAAGCAACTGTCGGACAGTCTTCCGCAGATTTGTATCCATGGAGCTTGACCAGTCAACAAACATGACAAAGCCATGGTTCTTGCCGCTGGCTACCGTAGTGATACGACGGAACAGATCATCATTATACCGATAAGAATGAAGCTTGTTAGTGTCAAGCATACCAGTCTTGGCGGTGCTGGTGCGAGAATATTCGTCTGCGGACTTACGCATTTCGAATTCCTTGACCATGAATGAAATGGCCGAGTTTTCACTGGACTTGAACTGATTGAGTTCCTTGCGAACGGCAAGAAGCCAATCTGGATCAAACCTACGGCGAGCCAATTCGCGCCGCTGATCATCAAGCACGACCTTGAAGTCATGAACCGTACGGTCATAGTCGGCAATCTTCGGTAGCTTGGCATAGACATAATCATATTCGGAATCGATGATTAGGTCATTCTGCTTTTCCTGCCAAGCCTTTTCAGTCTCGGACTCGGGAACATCATCATTACCGTTAGAGGCAGTACCGACGTTGGACTCGGCGTCTTCCTTCTCACCGTCTTCGGTAGAGGCCGAGCCATTACGCTCATCCTCGTCCTCGTCCTCATCGCCGTCTCCATCATCATCCTGATCCATAGACTGGCTGGACTGCGAAGGATCGGACTCGGCGTCTTCATCATCGCCAAAGTCCATTTCATCGCCATCTTCACCGTCTTCGGTATCATCACCGAAGCCAGACTTGGCTTTCATCATGTCCGGGCCGGCTTCTTCTTCCTGCTGATTTTCCATCTGCTGCTTAGACCAGCGATAGATTTCCTCAGTAAGAGCCAGAACCTCTTCAAAGGTCTCGGCCGCTTCAACCTTGCGGAGCATTACCTTCTCTTCAGGAGAAAAGTTAATGCCGAGCATAACGCCACCCTTACAGTAAATGTTAAGGCGGTCGATAAAGGACATAGAGTTAACGTCCTTAGTTGCGGTACCGAAAAAGTCCTTTTCGATTAGTTCGGCATAGCCCTTGATGTAGTTCCGACGGGCACCAGGGAAGCGGCGCTTCTGGCGCTTGTCAATGCGGGCGTCTTCAATGACATTAACAAAGCCCTTGATAGCACCCAGAGCACGGTTGGAAGTCTCTCCAAGACGGGCTGCGATAGCCTTGAGGTTCTCTACAAAGTCTTCACCAGGAGTGTCCAGAGCATGGCCAACCTCATGGACGACCAGCATATCGTAAAGATCATCCGACATTTCACGCCAGACAGGCAGCATCAGGACGCGGTTCTTAACATCGAACCAAGCGGTCTTAGCCGATGCGGAATGTTGAACCGTAATGTTTTCCGTAGCCAGCAACTTGGCCAGCTGGGACTTTGCGTTATGATTATGTGAAACTTCCATTGTGTCCTCTTGATTATGGACTTATCTTATACGAATATGGGTCGATTGTCAATCATAAGATTGATTAGACGGGCGATCAGAGAAAAGACGCGGAAACATCTTATGAAGACGAATTTGCAACTTAAGCGCAAGTATCGGCGGAATAAAAGTCACATACATGGTGCTATAAGCAAGGTAGTCTTCAAGCTTAAGAATGATCTTGGTCATAGTGTTCTCCATTGTCATACACTATATATGGGGATGACAAGTCGGTTTTACAAGTGGTCAAAAAGCATACCAGCCATGCGGTGGACACATGGCTGGTGGCTAAGTCATTGATTTTATTGGGTTCGGCTAAGTCTTTGATATCTTTTTTAGAACCATACCGTAGTTATTGACCTTAGGTAAAGATGAAAGATCAACGCCAGGTTTTAATCTCAACCGATTATCTTCTGGACCCAAACCGAGATTCCGACGGATCTGTAACTGTTCTGGATTCAATTCCCGCTCTGGCTTTTGGAACGGAAGATAATCAACATGGTGATGCCAGCGTCCATATTTCCAAACAAGTTTAGCAACATCGGGATGCATATCGACCAGCATCTGCGATTTGTTCACAGTACCAGTTGCGTTCATTTGGCCTTCACGCCACTTGCTTCTGTCTAGTTCACCTTCCGCGTGATAGAACTCAGCAGTGTTACCACCCTTGACAGTTTGAGTGGCAGACTTGCCTTGTAAAAAGGCATTAAACTGAATAGTACAGTCACCATCTTTTAGAACTCTTAGACAAATATCAGTGTCTTCATTATACCTACCACGCCAACGATGCTTACAATCGTTAGAGATGAGCAGAGTGGAATAGATACGAGTGTTTGGCGTGAATGGATAGTATGCTTGGTTAGGTGCAATGAAGAACCGATATTGAAAGCCTGAGATAGGAACATTCTCGAAGCGATCAACAAAGTCTTCTGCGGCCTTAAAGATTACACCAGATTCCACACGAATGCGTTGGTTCTTATGTAGACGGTAGAAATCTGAAATGTTATCATCGCATACCCAATGCTTCTCAGCGCCTATTGAAATAGCATGATCCCAACACCAATTACGAGCCCGACCAGGGCCATCGCCGTGGTTGCTGAAAGGGGCAACAAGCAGAGTAACATAATCCCTAATATTGAAATTATCAAGGGCAGCTTCATAAGAACTTTCATCTTGTGGTTCAATCGCAATATAATGTGGAATCTTCATACGCGCGAGTGAGCGCGAGGTATACATTGTATCATGCCTACCTTTAGAAATAATATAAACTGGATGAGTCGGATTCGTCATTCTTCAAACCAACGCTTGAGTGAGTTTTCGTCCTTATCAAGATGTGGATACCACATGCTCTTAGTCTTAGGCGTGATATTCTGTTCCTCATCCAGGTTCTTATACTTTGAAACGAATGTATCAAAGTCTTCCTTGTTACGGAAGTGAACATAGATTGTCTTGAACGGAGGATTATCCTTCTGTTCAAACTCAGGCATTCCTACCCAAAGCTTTTCACGTTCGCTTCCATCATCCTCTTCAATCTCAAAGAGTGCTGCTGGCTTTAATACTTCTTCCTTCTTGCCAAGGAAGTTATCGTATTCTGCGGATTCAATAACTTTAGTCATTCCAATCTCTCTCTATTCTTTTACCTGTTCTTTTTTCACGACTCTTTAAAAACTTTTCAACTTCTCTATTATGACGCTCATCTTTTTTTTCTAGATAATATTGATCTTTTTCACGACGGACTCTTGTCCAATCTCTATGTTTCGAACTTGTTCCGCGCGTCATACTAACCTGCTAAAGTTTTTGATTTTCTCGAATCGGTAAGTCTTATCGAACTTATCGGCAATCGCGTCAGTCTTGTGCGATATTATAAATGTATTTGTATCATCTGTCAAGGTCTGAATGATCTTTAGGAACTCGTCAGTACCATTAGCATCTAAACTTCCATCTAAGATTTCATCCAGTATCAACAGATTCGTATTGACGGAATTTTTCATCTTAGCAATTGTACGCCAGGTAAACATCAAGGCCAAATCAATACGTGTCTTCTCACCTTCGGAGAAGTTCGCATAGGAAAACTCATCACGATACCTAGACTTGATTACCTCATTGAAGTTTTCGTCAATGTTAAAGTTTACAAAGAATCCCATCTGAGCGAGGTATTTATTAACGAGCTTATTGATGATTGGAATGTATTGCTTGATAATCTTGGTCTTGATACCACCATCTTTCAATAGGGCTAGTGCAGTCTCAATATACTTGCGATCTTCCAACCAATCGGACTGGATACAGTGTAGGATATGTATTTCCGAGTCTACAGCATCCAAGTCCTGTTCCGCATCCTGTACAAGTTTGTCGGCCGTATTGATTTTTTCAATAGCGTCATCGGTATCATTAATGATTGATACCAAATGCATCATCGTCTGCTTCTTCGCAGAGATATCAGCCGTAATACCTTGAATGCGTTTTACCTTCTTTTCTTTTTCATTGATAGATTCCAGCAGTCTATTCGAACTACCTTCTAATGTAGTTGCGTGAATACAAAGTTTACCAATCTCATTAGCAAGGTGTAATACACGCCTTGATTTAAAACTTTCTTCAATGTGCTGCTTACAAGTTGGACACTCGTCAGTTGCCTTTAGCATATCCTTTTCAGTATCAAGTCTCTTGGCTTCGGTATCAGCCTGAGTATAAAGTTTGATGGCATCATGAAACTGTTTCTTGATATTGTCCAGATCATTCACATCGGCCTGTAAAGTCTTGCGCTCTTCTACAAGTTTTTCCACTTCCAAAAGCAGATTGCGCTTCTGAGTGTTATAATCCTTCAGTTGTTCCTCAAGTTCGTCCAATCTGTCTTTGCTATTTTTCTTGAGTCCAGAAAGTGTCTTTTCGATGAAAGACTTGCGATCCTTCTTGGAAGAAAGTTCGATACGGTTCTTCTCAAGACCCTGCTTGTTTTCCAAAGCTCGTTGCTTCATCAGTACATTCATTACCGAGAAGATTTGAATGTCTAACAGACCTTCGATGATAGCACGACGATCAGCAGGAGATAACTGCATGAAAGGAACAAACGAAGCAGAACCAAGAATGACAATCTGCGTGAATGCTTTGTAGTTCATTTTGAGGATGAACTTCTCAAGGTACTCTTGATAGTCGCGCGAGGCCGAGTCCTGATTGATCATCGTACCATCTACCCAAATCTCAAAGACATTGGGCTTGATACCACGAATGATTCGATACTCTTTACCGTTTGTATTGAAATCAATCTCTACAACGCAATCTTTACCGTTCACTGAATTGACCAGTGTCGGCTTATTGATGTTGCGGAATGCTTTACCAAAAAGCACAAACGTCATGGCATCCAGAATAGTGGATTTGCCATGACCATTTGCGCCAATGATTAGATTTGTCTTGGAAGAATTTAGTTCAATCTCAGTAAATTGATTGCCTGTAGATAATAGGTTCTTCCACTTAACTTTCTTGAATGTTATCATTCTTTTGGATTTCTTTCACTCTCTCATCAAGGATTTCTCTAAGAGTATTCCTTGTGATAATACCATCGTATTCAAGTCTTGCTAATGCGCCTGCTGCTGTAGGATCACAAAACTCATTTAGTGTTAGACCTAACTTCGTTGCTCTTGGCATAACTTCATTAGTCAGGATAGCGTAACACTTTTCCGATATCTCTGCTTCACTCATGGAATGCCCATGAGTTGCTTGTATTCGTTGAGACGGTATTCAACATCACCAATCTCAAGAATAATATTCTCACGATTCCTATCACTCATACCGAAACGCTTGACCTTACAAAGTTCTTTTGTTAGTTCGGCCATCTCTTCTATAAGTTTATCATCGGCGGCACCGATGTGTGCGTAATCAGGGTTCATTCCACGTTCTCCAATGAGATAGCTTCCACATATACTTCACGCATATAAGTTTTCATCTTATCATTATCTACGGGCAAAGTCAAGTTAGAAATGTAACTGTCGAGTATGGTAGGAGTGTCTTGTGCTTGATCCACAAGCTCATCTGGATTGGTATCGGTAAACAGATTGATATCTTCAACAATTGAAATATCTGCTGGAGATTCCTGATGTAACTTTTCCAGAAGCATATCAAACGCAAATGGATTAGACTTGTTCACGCATACAATCTTAACATATGTGTCCTTATACTTGCTGTAATCTGTTGCCTGAATTTTCTCAATGATATCAGGATGCTTTACATCATCATAAGATAGCATATGAAAAATACTAAAAGGATTACGATGGAAAGTAACTTCCAGTGTTTCTGTATCAAGTATTGAGAAACCTCGAGGATCGTTATAATCACTCCAAATGTGCTCAGAAAAAGCACCCAGATAGTGAATATTGTTGCGGCTGCTGCGGTGATGATAATGCCCACTGTAAACACTAACAAAGCGGCTAAAAATGCTAGAACTTTGTCCATGGTCTGATACTTGTCCTTTATAAAACTCAAAACCTTCCAGTTCTAAGTGACCCATTAGAATGGGTGCTTTGCTATTGTTGATTGCGTCAAATGCTTGTTGCTCGTTATCCTTAGTAATCCAAGGCATAAGCAAAATATCACACGCACTAATATTGAGAGTGTAAGGAGTAGAATGTGTGGTGATGTATTCATATCTATCACCAACTAACTCTTCAAGAGCATTGATCTTGTATGTGTCCTTATAATACTCATCATGATTGCCAGCAATGATATGCATCGGAATACCAGCATCTTCAATCTTCTCAAGAAAATCTGTGCGAAGACGATATGCGGTATTGATGTTCACATACTTGCGTCTATCTACCAGATCACCGAGATGAATGATATCGGTAACATAGTTGGCTTTGATTGTGGGTAGGAAAAACTCATCTACACACTTCTTGAAATAGTCCAAGAAGATTGGGGAATCATTCCTGACTCCCCAATGAGTATCGGTAATCAATGCTATTTTGGCCATTATGCCTTTTTCTTTCCTTGAGTGTTAGCTATATAGAGTTCATTATCGTACTTTTTTACAGCTTTGTCAAGTGCTTCCTGTATGCTTACCAATCTTTGTCTATAGTTTTGTCTCAAGTGAACACTTTCCTTCTTATTCAGTAGGCTATTGATCAGGTGTTCAATCTGAAACGGCACTTCGTTGCTCATCTTTTTCTTCCTCATAAAATTTCTGTAAGCCTTCTTTTGTTTGCTTACGCTTTACTTTCTTTTCGTGTTCTCTCTTTTCGAACTTTGCCATGAAGTCGTTGATGTTATCATACATCTGAGTTGGCATCAAGTGATTATCATCATTATCTACAAGGTATCCAGAGTTACCTGAGTTGACGATACTTTCCTGATAATTCTTATATATGATATATCTGTTCTTCTCTTCTTTTCCTATTCTTCTAAGGAAAGCATAATATATGATTTGTGTAAAGTACGCAAATGGATTCTGTCCGATCTCTGGATTGTAATCTTTGAAATACATTATACAGTTTTCAATTCCATCGGATATCATTTCGTCACGATAAGAGTAGTTTATAAATCTTGGCATAGTGGAAAGCTTCTTTGCAATCTTGTAAATACACTCACCAATGTATTCTGGTAAACGAGGTTCTTGTTTACCTTCTGATCTTGCTTTCTGTAAGCTCTCTCTGTATTTTAGGATTTCTTCGTAGAACTTCTTATTGTCTACATAGTGTACGGTAACTTTTTTCATTCAATCTCACTTTTCTATTGACAAATGCTTGACAGCGTGGTATAAAGGCTATGTCAGCCATCATATGAATAACTTTAAATGGTAGTTAGAGTCTTAAGTCTCTTAATCTGTCTATCAATCTGTTCTTTACGATTAGGCCATTTGATCATAGGCTTATCAGGATCTTTAGCTAGATTTTCCAATAGAGGCATAAAGATTTTATTAAGAGCAGTCAGCCTCTGCTTCAGGTCATCTACTTGTTCCTGTAAAGAAGAATACTCTTTGTTTTCCTCAACAATATCATTCTCATCAGCAAATGTAAATCCGAAGTCATCTTCATCTTCAAGATCAAGGTATATGTTTTTATCGTTTGCCATCAGTGTAAGCTTCCTTTATCATCTTTATTTCCGAGTAATTCTTTAAGCATTTCAAGTTTTTCCTCATATGATTCATCCGATAGAGGATCATCATATTCAATGTTGTCTTTTGATTCGGAACTCAAGAAGTGTTCAACTGAATTCCAGTAATGATCAACCATTCCTTCAGCGGGTAATGTTTTAAAAAGAACTTCGCTCTTATCTATCTCGAATATTTGATCTAGAGATATCTTGGAAAATACCCATTGCATAAGAGAGATAGAAAGAAATCCACTCTTGCTTCCTTTCAAGTAAAGTATCTTACAAGGGTTAATAAGAACCATGGTCTTATCAGTTTCTTGAACTTCCGTTATTAAATCTTCACCGCTTTTTAATCTTAGAAACTGAATCTCTGATTCCATTGTTTTTATCCTTTTAACTCAATCTTATAAATTTTGAAGTTGAACTTCTCTTCCGTATACACCTTAAGACGTTCCGCAAAATGCTTTAGAGTATAGTTCTCATGTTTCTTGTATCGCATATCATCTGCGATATCAAACAACTGTGCCGATTCTTTTGTATCAGACTTTCTAAGTCCACGGCCAATAGACTGTAGATTTCTTATCCTAGACTTAGACGGGCTAGCAAATATAATGTTATGGAGATTTCTAATATTGATTCCAGTGCTAAAAGTACCAAAACTAGCCACAATAATAGCGTTTGTTTCCGACTCAACGATCTTACGAACTTCTTCACGTATGTCCACATCTGTTTCACCACTTACAAAGAAAACTTTTCTATCTGATCCGACTTTCTCGGAGATAAGATTATGGAGTATTCTTCCGTGCTTGTCAACGTACTGGAATAAGACGAGGGTATTTCCGTCGAGGGATACCGCAAGATTGCTAATGAACCTATTTCGGGACTCATTAAGTACCAAGTATTCAATTTCTTGCTGATAGGTGAAAGTCTTACTTGCCTGACAGATTGATTCACCATGTCTGAGAAGAAGGCACTTGATATTGAACTCAGCCAAGTGCTTTGCATCCATAAGCTCTTTTGTGGTAATAACTTTTCTGACCGATCCAAAAAGGCCTTCAAGTACCAAGCGATGGGTCTTTGTACCGTCAAGGGTTCCAGTCGTTCCAATTCTGTACTTTGCATTAGAGAGTCCTGTCATAATATCTGTTAGAGATTTGGCCTTAAACTGGTGCGCTTCGTCTCCGATTACAAAATCAAACTGCGCGAACCATCGTTTTGGCATCTTGTACAAAGACTGCCAAGTAGAGATGGTCAGGAACTTGTCTGTATCCTTGTCCTGACCCTGATAAACTTTATGTACGTTTGCAGCAACGTCCCAACCATTCGTTTCACTATACTCTTTAAAGTCGCCTGCTAATTGTTCCACCAAAGAAACAGTAGGAACAATAATAAGACCTCTCTTCAACCCTCTATGTTTGAGAAAACGAGATAGAAGATAAATAATAAGAGACTTACCACTTGCAGTGGGGCTAAGAAGTAAAGACCTTCGTGTACGAATTGCGTGAACAAATGCATCCAACTGATAATCTCTTGGAGCATGTTTCGGCCTTAGTTTCTCTACAAATTCTTTTGCTTCCGCTAATGAAAACTCTTCATCAAAGTCTTCATTTTCATAATCCCATTCGTAGTTTCTTTCCTCACAAAACTTAGCTATATACGGCACTAGACCGCGATAGAGTTGTTTCGTTCGGATATCGAATAAACGTATCTTTCCATCCCAAAGTCGTGCCTTATATTGTGGAGTAAATTGATACCCTGGCACCTGGAATGTAAAATTTTCACGAAGCTCATATGCTACACCATCTTCACAGACAATGCCAACATAAGCCTCGTTCACGTTTCTAATAATAATTTTACTGTCCACCTATAAACTTTTCCCAATCCATGAATGACTTAAGCTGCCATGTCCTGTTATTAAGTTCTTTCAGGACACTCTTACAGAAGTCTACAATCTCTTCATGCATAACTTTTTTCAGTAGTGTGTTATTTAGTTCAGTATCAGAATCAAGATAGTGTTGTAAATCGGCTCTGAGTACCTTCTTCATCATCGGTTCCAGACCATACCTTTCAAGGTCTTCTGGATTGTTTAGATCGCCAGAATAGTATTCCCACTTGATCTTACGCCGTGAATTATAATCGGCTTGTAATTTCTTGGCTAAAAGATTGTGGTGTGTAAGGATACGCAGATACTTGGCGTGAAGCTTTGATATGTTTGCCATGGCCTTCTGCGGTTCAGTTTCATCAAAAGAAACATCTTTGATCCACTCTTCCATAAGCAGTTCTATATTCACTGGCGGTTTCATTCTATCTCCATTACAAAAAATGTATATTACTATACTACACTTTTAGGTAAATGTCAATTACAATCTTTCAATATCGAAATAATCGTATCTGATACCAAGATCGGCTGTGATAGTATTATCAGCAGAATCAGCCGTATTGAATGTTATACCGCTAAGACTTACAGGATGACAGTCTTTAAATTTGAAACGAAGATTAGGCAAATTGGAATTTGTATTGATTGTCAGAATGCCATCGTAGTATATAGACGCTTTAGAATCAAAGTGTTTAATATACTCTTCATGTTTGGTTGGACGAGCCACACCTCTAAGCCAGTTGTATGTTTCTTGCCATGCTCTTAGGTCTTCATCAACAATAAAAGTGATTCTAAGTTCTTCATATGTCAGTTTAACACCATGACGAAATGTATCAGAAAATGGACTTGGTACCGATACAGCACCAGTTGATACTCCTGGCATAACAACAGACTGACAAAAGTATTTGGCAAAAGGAAGATTGGGCACAGTGAAAGTGTACTTAGTTGCCTGTAGCAAACTTGTATTTTCTGGAGTCTTAGTGATGAATGATTCTGTTGTCATTTGATACCTCTGGTAATATTTATATAAACAAAAAGGGCGGTGTTGCCACCGCCCAAGTTGTTACTGCGTTTCTTCTTATTATTAGGTAAGATTGCGAACGCGGAAGATACGGTAGTACTGGTTAGCACGTACTGTATCTGTGATTGAGTCAGAAAGGTCTGAAAGCTGGGCAAGACCCTTAGCGAATGGGTTGGCTACCATTCCGTAACGTGTCTTGAAACCAATCTTTGGCTGGAATGTATCCTGACCGATTGCGCGTACCATCTGTAGTGGTACGTATGGGCAGTAGAATAGACCAGCGTCATAAGGTGAAGTACCCTTATAACCAACTGTACATAGTTCGTCACCGTTTGATGAACCACCGAAGTATGGGTCGATGTAGACCTTAACACGGCCGTGCATTGTACCAGCGAATGTGTTGCCAGTATCGTCAACTGTTAGGTTAACGTTTAGAGCAGGTGTGTAATCAAGAACACCAGCCATAGCAAGAGCAGAAGCAACATCTGAAGAAACGATAAGGATATTACCCTTACCACGTCTTGTTGCCTTAGAGATTGCGTTGCATTCACGTTCAATCTGGAATACAAGACCCTTGAACTTTTCAACTGACCAACGGCCATTTGAGTCTGTGTCAAGATCGAATGTACCAGCGGTTGTTACACCGTACTGAGCGCCAACAACGGCTGAACGGTAAACAGTTCTTACAACTTCGCGGTTAATTTCAGCGAGAATTTCTGTTGAAAGAATGTTTGCGAGTTCTGTCTCAGCGTCTAGACCGTGAACAGCCTTAAGATCCTGAGCAAGTTCCATTGTGTACTCTGCCTTTAGCGCACGGCTACGAGCAGTTACAGTTACCTTTTCAATGCTGAAGTTCATTTCAGCAAAACCGTTATCAGCAGAATCACCAAGAGCTTCAGCGTATGATGTTGGCATACCCTTACCAGTTGTGTACTGTGTAGAATCTGATGTGTCAACAACTGGGTTAGTTCCTGTGTGGGAACCAACGATTGTGCTGGCAATATTTCCTCTTGTATTCTGTGACGAGAAGCTTGTTAGAACTTCATCAAAGAATGTTTCGCTTGAACCGCCTGTGCGGTCATTACCACGGCGTGAGCGCATAGCAAAGATTAGTCCTGTTGGACCAGTCATTGGCTGAACGCCAGCGATGTCATAAGCCATTAGGTTTGGAAGAGCGCGACGAACCAAACTGATTAGGATTGGATCGTAACCTGCTACTGGACCACCGGCAGTAGAACCACCACTGTAACCACCTGTGCCAACAGAGTTTACTGGCGCAGCTTCGTTAAGCATACGGCCTTCTTCAGCCATAGCCTTTTCCTGATTTTCTAGGACAAGAGCTGTAACTGCACGACGGTAAGAATCCTTGATTGGATTTGCGCCGGCGTGGTCAAGCACTGGTGCCCACTTCTGTTCTAATTGTTCTGTAAGATACATTTTAGTATTCTCCTTTAAAGTCTTACTTTTCTAATATTTATAATTCCGTTATCTTGGTGCTGTCTTACCAAGTGATCTAACATAAGCAGCCATTGGACCGTTTAGTTCTTCTGAGATCATACCTTTACCATCTGTTGATGATTCAGCAGCATCTAGAACCTTGTCGGACTTAACTGATGATGAGAAATAATTTTCCTTAAGAATAGAAACTTTCTGAGCATATTCGTTTGCGTCAGCGTACTCAATTCCTTCAGCAAGAGATTTTAACTTCTCTGCCTGTGTATCTGTCAATCCATCACAAGCATTAAGTAAAATTTCATTAGACTTAGATTCGTTGAGCATCTTGCTTAGTGCTACACTACGCTCAATTTCCTCATTTAGTTTTTCTTCTAGTTCGGCAACCTTGTTACCCATTTCTTCTACAACTGATACTGCTTCCTCAGGAATATCAATGTAGTGTTCAACGAATAGGTTACGAAGACCAGAGATAAATTCTTCGGTTAGTTCAGAACGGAGACTTGCTTCAATAGCAACTTCGTTTTCTGCTGTCCACTGTTCAACAACATAGTTAAGATAGTCATCAACATTTGTTGAAAGTTCTTCTTCGATGCGACCAACTTCTTCTTCAAGAGTAGCAGCAAATGCTTCTTCAAGAACAGCAACTTCTTCTGCGACCTTCTGCTTAACAGCGGCTTCAAAGATAGCTGTAGCCTTAGCACGGAATTCTTCTGAGAGTTCTTCGCCAGCAAGAAGAGCGTCAACATGCTCGGACATGTCTACTTCGTAATTTTCCATTACGGCTTCTTCTGTTTCTGATTCTGATTCTTCAGTTACGAATTCGAAGTTTTCTTCGATTGCGGTGGCAATCTGATCTTCGTCCATACCTTCTTCAAGGCACTTGTTGATGAATGATTCTAGTTCTTCTGATAGTTCAACTTCATCTTCGTTGATTTCTTCAGCAGCTTCTTCAGCAACAACTTCGGATGTTTCCTCAACATCTTCTTCCATTACTTCAGCTTTCTTCTTCATTGGTTCAGCTGGCTTTGCGCCTTTTGTAGGTGCAGAATTATCTTTGCCCTTTACAGCGGCAGCAGCACCAAGGTTTGAACCATCAGTGCCGTTTGGTTGAACTACTGGATCAGCAAGCTTTGTAGCAGAACCAAGTGTCTTTGTTGGATCTACTGACTTTGAACCTGGTTTAAGTGAAGCCATGTTTGGATTTGATGACTTAGCGCCACGGAATGGATCGCCAGCACCGTTTGGCTGAACTTCAGGAATGCCTGCGCTTTCCTTCATAAGAACAGCTCTTGCTGCTTCAGTTAATGACTTTGCCATATTAGATTACTCCTTTATTTCTTTTATTTATAATTTTAAAGTTTTGAGATGTAGTTTTCAAAGATTTTTAAAGCAACATCTTCAATATCGTTACTAGAAGCTTCTTTTAGCATTCTTCTAGCACGCTCTTGATGAACTGCTTTCCAACCTTGATTAGTTAGAATCCATTCCGCATTTTCCATAATACCTTGGACAAATGCGTCTGGAGCTGAGGGATCAGCAACGATATCGGCCGCTGTAGCCAAATGAAAGTCGTCCTGAACTAGTTGAAAGCCGTTGGCTGGCTTAAGAGACCCTACGCCTCTTGTTGACACACCTAGACTTGCTCCTCCATCTAATAAACTTTTCACAATTTTACCATTGGGAGTATCTAAGATTTTAGCTTTACCAATAAAGTTATTACCTTCTGGTATTAAGCTTGTGATCATGTGTGATACACGATCTAAGTTAATCGTCGGAGAATCTGGATGTCCAAGTTCTCCAAAAGCGCGATTCTTCATTACGTAATCTTTGTTATATCTATCAACTTCTTTGCTAAGAATATGGCGTGGATATACACGACCATTTCTATTCTGTTTTTCAGCCTGCATAAAGATACCTTCAATGAAGCGTTCTTTTTTGCCGTTTACTTCTTCTACAATATACTGAACGTTTAAAACTTCTTCTTTAATAAGTTTCATTTTTATAGTCCTAATGATTTTCTTTTTTGTAATGAACGCTTACGCTTCATCAATGATCTGGAAAGTTTTGCTTTGCGCTTCATTTTACCCTTACGAGCGCCCATTTTTCTACGACGGCGTTCAGCGGCAGACATGCGCTTTAGTGTTCCACCACGTAGAGTCATTCCAGGAACATTAGATACTCTCTTGCGGCGTTGAATTTTACCGCCACGAATTCTAGCTTTAATAAGATTAATGCGAGCTTCGTCTAACTCTTCTTCTTTTAAATCTTCTTTTTCAGAATCATTGACAGTTTGTTTCTTTGGCAAATTAGTTTTACCTGAAGCAACTTCTTGATTACCACCTAAATTTGTCTTCATAGAGGAGTTAACTGCTTTTTCTTTTCTTATATCTTCAATATCATCCATTTCTGGCTTTTCTTTTGATACATCCATTTCAAGCACATCCATCTTACGCTTCCGTGCTGTTGGACCTACAATAGGCATCTCTTCGCTCATCTTAGCCGCTACAGCTTTTTTCATCTCGAAAATTTTCTTTTCCATAATAAGAGGTACTATGGAATTAATTTCGTTTTCTGCTTCAACGAATTTTTGTTCTTTGATTAGACTAACTAGCTTTTTCATTATAGTGGTCTTCTATTAAAAGCATATGGATCTGCTGTCTGGCCTTGATCATAGTCTTGTCCATCTTTCTTCATATCAATAAAAAGTGTTACTAAATCACCAGATGATAATCCAGTAGTTGAGATTAGAACATCACCACTTGAGTTTGCTTCTGGATTTGGAATAGTTGCGCCATCACCCATGCTTTGGAAATCATAATCGAATGATCCATTAGACATTGTAACGATTTCAGAGTTAGCATCACCATGCCACTGTAGTTTTAACTTACCGCTAGATGAAGACACTTGCCCAAAAACGCGCTTAATGGTAGTTGTATAATTTGCTTTTGTATCGGCGTCTGAAGATGCGATATATCCATTGGTATTCATAGCAAATGCTAATGTTGAAACATTTACTAAAATAGTGTTTGATTGCTGTGAACCATCGGAAACAACGACATACTTAATCAAAGCTCTCTTGTTACTATCGATAATTTTCTGTTGTCGGATTAAATTTGCCATCTTTTACTGCCTTACTGCGAACATTAGGACTTTGTTAAACGATGTAGCGTCCTCGTTTAGCATTTGTTCCATTTTCTTTTTGTTTGTTCTGTTGATTGATTCGTATACGGTCAATAACTTCTTTGCTACTGTATTATTTATAGTAATTTCGTTTTCATTAAACTGAATTTTTTGCTCTGTGATATTGTTTTCAACAATCGATCTAATGGTATCTAATACATTAGATTCCTTAATTGTAGAATTTTTTACAGCAGCTTTAGAAAATGTTGCTTTTGAATTTTTCTTTAATATGTTTGACATTGCTTGTCTAGTTGCTGCTCCACTCTTTTTACGGATAGGAGTAGAAGTTGATTTTGAAGTCTTCGGAACAGAACTTGAAGTTGGTTTCGGCGATGAACTTTTCGCTGCTTTTTCCGCTTCGTGCTTCTCACGCGCGACTTTTACTGTATTTTTAACTTTAGCTAATGAATTCTTGGTTCTTTCTGCTCTTGCTTTGTTATAGAAGTGTGAACCAATTGCCCCACCAATTGCTCCTGCTGCTCCAGAAACACTGCTACTTTGACCAATCGAAGTTAATATTTTTCCTGCTTTTGATAATTTGGACTGTGGTTTATGAGCACCTTTACGTTTTATAAAATTAATAGTGTCTCTTATGCCACCAGGCTTAGGTGGATCCTTATCTTTATCTTCTTTTGATTTTGGCTTCACGTAGTATCTTTTTTTCTTTTTCTTATCATTATTTTTGGCTTCGTTTAAACCAACTTGAATATCGTTGTATGGAATTGTTACATACTTATCCAAAGCCTGTGAGTAATACAAAGCAACTTTTTGATTATCAGGGTACACTCTAATAGCCTTTCTTTTTAAGATAAGAACCGATGGCATTTCTTTATCAGTGGGCCAACCAGCCTTATATCTTGGATCAAACTTGGAATAGGTATCCATCTTAGCTTCGGATACGTTATGAACATTTTGTCTAACTTTACGATAGACTTGATCATCACTAACAACCTGTGAGATAAGAGAATCAAGAAGATTGATAAGCATACGCTTTTCTTGAGAAGTAATCTTATCAGCCGACTTATCAAGAGCGCGTTTTAAAGCAGGAAGTTTTTTGGAATCATACAAACCAGCACGAACAAGAGCAGAAAGTTTACGATCTTCTTTCTCTTCTTTTTCAGTAATTAAATCAAATTGCTCGCGGATTTGTTTGACATCCTTCATTGTATATTATTCCTTTGTCTTAGCGAAATAACTTTTAGCAATAGCAATCTTTTGCTCTTCTAGCTTCTCAACAGCCTTTGTAGTAAGAGCAGAAGAAAAGTTCTGACGCATTTCATCTAGATTACCTTCTAGAATGCTGTCTAATGCTTTCTTAATCGACATGTTTATTCTCCTAAACGATTGGTATTATATTTATTGATCTTCTATAACTGAGCAATGGAAAAGCGCAATTGAACTAGTTCCATAAGCATCCGTAAAAAGATTTGAATCAAGCACATGAGGACCTGATATAACTTTAATCCTTGATCCTCTTGGAAGAAGTGTTTCTCTTTCGCCTGAATTGGCTGAAACAGCGTCAAGATATATTGCTTTTTGACCTTTTTTAAGTTCTACCTGTAATACGACTGGTTGATCTTTATCTCCAACATCAGCAAATCCACCAATAGCAGTATTGAAATCTAGTGATGTAGAAACATATCCTCTAAAAACATATTCACCACCAAGCTGAAACTTATCTGCGCTATAACGAGAACTAAGACCAGAATATACAGTATATGGAAATGGTGTTTGCGTCTCTTCAAAAGCGGAATCTAAAGTTTCTATTGTCCGATTTAAGTAATCGTCCTGTTCTTTTGTGGCGCCTTCATCATGTCCTTTATATAGGTATCTGTTTATATCTGCGTATCCATCACCGGTATAATCTTCAATGGCTTGTAGTTCTGTTTCATCAAACATGTTTGGTTGATAAAATTTAAAAAGTTCCTTATCTACCGCATTAGCATCTTTGTATAGGTCTTTTAGTATTTTAGCGTCTTCTTTGCTTCTTTTGGAATTAACACCGGTATAGAAATCAGCATCTTTTCTAAGAAGATCAGCCTTACTTGGTTGTGTTGGTTGCCCCTTAGCAGTCGGACTTATGTTCTTCTTTTTAGATACAGGTTCACTTTGCTGCATTGTAGAAGCTTTATAATGCATTGAGTCAACATCATCTTGACTCTTATACGGAACAAGTCTATCGTCATGTACAAGATAAGCAAGTTTACCTTTTCTGTCAGCATAACGACCAAAACCCATATAAGTTAAACCCATCTTACGAGCTTCTTTAGAGGCCGCAGTTTTAGGTTCTGCTTTAGCCTGAAGTGCTAAACTTTCATCTAGATATTCACCAAATTTCTTCAACGAACTGGCTCCAAAGTATCATTTACAAAGCGTTGACGATTCTTTGTTTGCCCCATGTTAAGAGGATCCATTGTATCTTTACCTGTTCCATCTTGAACTGGCATTTGTTCCGGTGCTGCGCCTTGCTGAGCCGCATATTGCTGCATCATATTTTCAGTTGGTGTTGGTGGAACAATATTTGGTGTTGGTGGAGGCGGTGGTAAAGGATTACCCATTTCATCTGTTGGAATTGGATTACCCTGCTCATCAACAGGTGTATTAGCTGCTTTTTCTTCTTCAATCTGTTGCATGATTTCTTCAATCTCTTCATCGTCCATTTGAAGAACGTTCTTACGAACCCATGCCATCGAATAATAACGACCAACGTATGGATCTACTAACTGAAGAGTTGTGATTCTATTTTGAAGGAGTTCGGCCTCTTTAAGTTCGGTAAAGTTGTTATCTTTCTTAAAGTCATACCAAATGTTTTCCTTAAATTCTTTCCATTCTTCTTCCGTGCAGATTTTCTTAAGCACAAGCTGAAGTTTAAGCAACTCATCGAATAGTGTAGAGAATTTGTTACGAAGACGATTAACAAACTTTGTAAACTTTAGTTCGTCTCTTGTAATTTCTGTTGAACGACCAAGAGAGAATCCTTGAGATTGTTCCAAACGAGACATAGGAACGCCAAGAGATTTATATAGTTTCTTTTCAAAATACTTAACGTCTTCCAACTCACCAAGGTTCATACCGCCTGGTAGAGTTGTGATTTCGGTACCTTTGCCACCTTCACGACGAGGCAGCCAGAAGTCTTCTAGCATGGAAAGATGCTTACGGTCATCCTTGATTTCGCCAGTACTGGAATCATATACCAGCTTATTGCGATACTTGACCATAACATCGCGGAGATACTGTTCGGCCTTGATTGTTGGCATGTTACCAACGTCAATATAGAATACTCTACGCTCGGGTGCGCGTGAGAGACGGTAGATGACTGTTGCGTCTTCTACCATACGTACTTGATTAAGTGGTTTGATTGCCTTGTGAAGATAAGAAAGAACCATAGCTCTCTTTGAGTCCATTAGTCCTGAATTGACGTTAACAACAGCGTCAATAGCAATTTTTGTGCCTAAGTTGGAATGGGCACCAATCATACCTCTTTCATTGTAGAGGTAGTATTCTTTCATGCTCTTAATAATTTCCATACCTGATTCGGTATCTTTTGCTTTTTGAATTTCGCGGATCTTGCGAATACGGCGTGGATCAATGTATCTAAGTTCTTGAATGCCTTTAGCTGGCGACTTGTCATCGATGATAACGTGATAGAATAGTCTACCATCCGTATACCAACGACGGAATAGTTCATGACCCATGTTACCAAAGTCTAGAAGCTTTAGAACATACTCAAACTCTTCTCTAATCTTTTTCTTGATATTTTCTGGCTGTTTTAGTTCGTCGGTATCTATTTCAACACCAGATTCGGAATCATCATTAACAATTGCTTCATTGACAATTTCGTCAATTGCCGTTTCTAGTTCTGGCTGCATAGCCATTTCACGATAGCGAGTGATAAGTTCGATTTCGTTTCTAACAACACCGTCAAGATCGACATAGGTGCCATAATAAGCACCTGATTGAATAGTTACAGCGCCGTCATCATTCTGTGGCAGCGCGAAAGACTTATTCTTTTCTTCTTGATCTTGTTGTTTCTTGCGACTTATCTCAAAGCCAAAAAGTTGGACCATTACTCACTCCAGTTTGAATGGGTGGAGATTTCTCCCCACCCTGTTATATAATATAATTATACAAGTCCCAGACCAGCACTTGGGCCGGCCTGAGTTGTATCTGTAGTAGACCTTGATGCTGGATTTGTAGATTCCCACCACTGGTAAGCAAATGTTACAGCAAACTCTTCGATTGAATCATTTGCTGACCAATCTAGTTCGATTGGACTTACGTCGATTGGGAACAGTCCTACGAACTTATATTCCTTAATGACGTTACCAGCCTTACCAAATTGAGTTATATAACCATCTTTTTGGTAAGAAAGTGGACTTACAAGATTACGAAGATTGCTAACATGTGAATTAAGTGAACTCATCCACTTTTCAAATGTGTTACGGATCTTAAAATCTTCATCATTGATGATTGTAACTGTCCATTCTGAGAACACGCGATTACCCGAAAACTTTAGTTCACGACCAAAGTAGTTTACAGGAACACTGTTTACAGTTGAGCCTGGAAGCTGTGCTGCTCTACACATGAAGTTGAAAGCAACTTCGGAACCAGTTTCACCATTTACATTTACTGTTAAGTCTGGAATGGTACAAGCAAACAAGTTTGGTCTTGCACCATCTCCTACCATTTGTGATCTAAAGTTAGCTACGTTAAACTCTGCCATTTTATTCTCCTCTGAATCTATTTATGTTCATTTTATTAATTAAAACTTACCAACGATTTCATCAAAGGCAACACCAGTTCTAACAGCCACAAAGTTAAGCTGAATGAAGTTGATGCTTCTAGCAGGCTTGATGTAGATATCACCAATAAATTCGTTGCGGTCGATAACCTCTGGAGTGTTATTGGTCTGATCGCAAACTACACGGTACTGGTAAATACCACGACGGCCTTGTACATCACGAAGATATGGTTCTACAAGCGAAATGAACTGTGCGCGTGTAAATTCGTCATTGAACTCAAATAGTGAGTACTTAGCTGCTCTAGCAATTGCCTTTTCAAGGACAATAAACAGTCTACGAACGTTGATACGATCAAAAGCTGATGGACGAGCAAGAAGTGTCTTATCGCCATATAGAACTGTTCCTTCGCCTGGGAAAGATACAATTGGATTAACGCCCTTCTTGTATAGTTCATCACGATCTGTCTTACTTGGATTCCAAGCAAGCTTTGTTACGTTCTTGATCTGGCCGCGATTGAATCCAGCTGGTGAATACCATGGATCACGTTCAAAGTCTGTTCTTACACACAGACCAGCAATATCACCGTTCATTGGTACCCAACGATAAACATTGTTGTACTTGTCGAACTGATACTTCCAATTTGAGTCCATCACAGCATATGATGATGAATTAAACATATTTCTGTAAGCTGTGATCTGAGTTGTTTCTTGACCCGCTCTGTTAACAACGTTTGCCATTAGGGGTGAAATGAATGCTACGCAATCTTTACGTGATTCAACAATGTTGTCAACAAGGTATTCAGCAACAGTTGAAGATGATGCGCCAGCCATAACAAGAGAAATATCAACTTCTTCGGCATTCTTGAACTTATCATAAGCTGAAATTAATTCTGCGTCAGTTACAGTTGCCGATGCGCCACTTGCTAATAATTTATTATATGAGTCGAGTGGTCCAGCATTAAACTGAGTATTTGCTGCTTGACTTCCCCAATTTGAATTAATAGCCTGAGCCTGTAATGTTACTGTTACTGTTGCTGTACCATTACCAGAAACGGACTGAGTAACGCCAGTTACTGTATCTCCTAAGCTATAACCAGTACCTCTATTGTTTACGGTAACACTGGTGTCGATATATCCGTTAGCATTTGCAGTGAACGATACGTTTGCACCACTTCCTGAACCACCAGAAAGAATGATAAATCCTGTGTCATTGTTATCAAATTTGTTAGCGGTATTAGTTACGGCTGCTACTGAAGCAACATTATATGTGGTTCCTGATTGATGATTTACAATGTAAATAAATCTTGAACGATCATTAATAACATTTACATAGTAGTTTGAAGAACCGTCATCATTCTTAGCATCTGAGGCTTTAGAAACGAAAGCAAACTTTTCTAGAACTGTATTTGGAGTTCCTGTAAAATTGCCTTTTTCATCAATAACGATGATATGCATTTCATCACTTGAACCACCGCGAAGACCAACAAAATTGGAAGTTCCTGGAATTGCGTCAAATTGATTGGCATATGAAAGAGTGTTACTACTTTTCCAATTTGTCCAAGCATCTGCGTTTGCGCTATTAGCAAATATAGCAACACGAAGACCGTTGCCTTTATCTCCAATATAACGAGCAGCAATAGTTGTATTTGCGTCTGCTCTAAATGGACTATTATAGTTATAGTTATACACATCTTCATTTTGGATCAACAAACCTACACCGTCTGTTGCGTTTCTATCAAATGTTGAATTTGCTGCGCGTACAACCTTAAGATTTCTAGCATACGACAAGAAGTTTGCTGCTGTAAACCATGTTGCGAAGTTGTTAGAGTCTGGTTTACCAAAACGATCGGCCAACTCAACTTCGTTTGAAATTGTTATAATAGAATTAGCTGGGCCCCAATTAAATTGTCCTGCAATAGCACCTTCTGTTGTTCCAACTGATGGAACAATGGTAGTAAGGTCATATTCAGATACATTTACACCTGGTGACAGTTGAAATGCCATAGTATCTCTCCTTTGTGAAGTGGATTATTCTTGTTGTTATTATTTAGAAAAATGAAGATTTTACAACTTTCTTTTCCAATTAAAGTCGTCCCAAGGATATCTCTTGGTTCTATCCTCAAACCACACGTTTCCAAACTCGTCCACCTCATAGTCTGGGTTGTCAACACCATTATCTATGATAGGCAATGGTGTTAAATCTGTATCCATAATGTTCAATTGCTCTTGTTGGAGCGTAACTCTGATATCGTTATTGATGTTTTCTTTGAAATATCTTTGGGCAGTCAACCATCCGAAATGAACCAAAGTCATCACAAGATCGTCGTTATTACCCTCTTCAGCCTTAAATGTCTGTTTATCAGCGGAAAAAGTGGTCAATTCTGTTATAGTTTCAGCATCATTTATGATCAGCTTATCGCTTTCAATTAGTGTCTTCAGGTTGGTACAACCGATCATTTTTGTCTGCTTGGAGGTTTTTAGACCGTAAGCAATTCTCTTCTTGAAGCCCGGAGTCTGCTGTTGACCTTGTTTGCCCTTCAATTCGATCTTGATAAGGTTTTCGTAAGCAAGTTCAAAGTGTATGATATCCGATACCTGAAGTCCAATACTATTGATTTCCACAAGCACGAAAGCATCATTATATAGCTTTGCTGTCTGGACAATGATCGTAGGGAACAAGAATGGTGATATCTTATTGTTTCTATACTTAGCTACCTGTCTGTACGGTATCTCGGTAACATCAAAGATTGAGAATGTAGAGTAATCCAGCCCTTGCCCTTCGGCCACGTCCACACACATGGTATAAGTTCTGTTTGGCTGCGGCTCTTTGTATATATCAAAGTGCCCTTCGGATCTAACAGGATTGTGCCAGACAAGAGAGCGGAGTTTTGCTGGATGGATAAGAGTATTGGTAGAACCGATAAACTCACACTCGAACTCTTGACGGAACTGATCAGGGCTGGTGTTACGGATTGTCTGCTCTTTCCAAGCTTCGTCACGGCCTGGTACCATGCTCCAGTGAATTTCAATAGGAACATAATCGCTACGCTTCTCAGTGGCTTCTGTCCACATACGGTAGAACTGGTTGAGTCCGTTTGGTGTAGAAACAATGATAACCTTGGTGCTTTGACCAGAAGAAATCGTAGGATAGGTAGACATGAAAAACGCTTCGGCAATATTGTTTGGAACGAACGCGAACTCGTCCAAGAATACGATGTTGAACGAACGACCACGAACAGATGAGCCAGACGTTGAGTCTGCCATGATACGTGAGCCGTTAGCCAACTCAATGGAACCTTTATTCCATTCTTTTACGCCTTGCTGTAGAAAACGAGGCAAATATTCGAAAGAAAGCTGAAGACGGCCTAAGATTTCGCGGGCCATCGCAGACTTGTTAGCCAGAACCGCCACGTTGACGTTTTCGTTGAACAGAATGTAGTGTAGCAAATAAGCAACAGATGTTGTTGTCTTACCAACCTGACGCGGAAGTTTACAGATAGAGAAGCGATTGGTATGGAACTTCATCAACATGTCCTGCTGGAAATCCCACATGCGGAATGGCATTAGACCATGATCAACGTTGATGATTTTCATATAGTTCATGGCAAAGTATACAGGATCATTCGCACACTTTATGAACTCATCCATTTCTTTTTGAGTAAAAGCATGTCTAAAATCTTCGCGTGGAAGATTTGGGTTATTGTTATACCCTTTGGTCACTCTGACTTATTCTCTTTTATTTTCTTAAGCAAGTCGGCAGTAGTGCCTACAAAAATAGCTTTCTCTACATTAACCGCAGTTTCTTCTTTTTTATCGCCTCTTAGATCCTTAGTCTTCTTCTGTAGATCGTAAAGGTCTTTGGTAGTGTCAGCGACGGTTCTCATCATAGTGGCCAATACCTCATACGCGCGTGGAGATTCCGATTCTTTAGCAAGATCGGTTAGGCTTTCCATTGCGGAATTACCTTTATTGATAAGATCGCGGAATGTTCTACGCGAAAGATTATAATCGGCCTTGATATCATCATCTTCATGTGGAGTATTGATGATAGGTTCTGGTGCTTTTGGCGGTATAATCTCTACTGCGTTTTCAATACCAAGTGCTTCGCTTAATACATCATTATTCTTCATTCTGTTTCAGGCCATTCTGTAATTGTTGTAGTATATCCGAAATCGTCTGTTGGCTCAGCATCAATTGGATCTGGTTCAATCTTGATTTCAACCAACTTGAGAGGGTTTACTTCGAAGCTGGATATCGTGCTAACAGCATTTGTTGATACCGCTCTGATTGTATTATTTACAACAAATTGTCCTTGTGCGCCGCCTAACACCAGTTTTAAGTTATTTCTGTCCCACTCTAACACATATCCATAAGCATTTGCTGTATTATAATTTGAACCCTGATAAACAACATCATCAAGCTTAAAATTGCCATTTCCAGCAGGTTGCGTGACATTAAGTCTAACGATATTGCCAGCCTTTAAACTCTCATCATTATAGATATTGGCAAATACCTTGCGAATAATTTTTGGTAACTGGACTGGGCCATAGTAATTGGCTTTCATGGTAAAGTTTAGAGTCCACGAAACATAACGAACAGCATCAAAGTTTCCTTCGTGTTCAATTATGTTTGAGACTGAGTTTAGGATAATAGGAACATCTTTCTTGAATCCTAATGCTGGAATAGTTTCAACGGTAACAGTATAGTCGGGATTAAAGTATGGTATAATCTGCTCTATGATATGTGTTCCATCGTCCACGTTTCTAGCGTAGATTTGTAGATCAAAAGACAAGTCATAGGGCACACCCATATACTGTGTGGCACCTCTTGTAGCAGTATTAGCAGCAACTCCTGATCTTAATAGAGAGTTCTGTTTTCTAGAGGAGTCATAAGCAAAGTTAGTCAACTCAAAAGACATACGAGGCAGAATAACCTGGACTGGTCTTTCCAAATCAGGATCCGCTCTTAGACGAGCATAGTACTTTTCTTTTGGAGCATAAACAATAGGAACCTTAAATCTTTCTATCTCAACTCCACTATTTTTGTTTACTCTTTTGATAGTAATGTTGTTGAACATATTACCAAAAAGAATAACATACTTTCGTGTTAGCTGATGATAGAAATAAGCATTACTTAACATTACGGTACTCCAAATGGATTGATTTCGGACAAGTCAATAAACGTATCAGCTTCAGTTTGAATGATACGATTATCGGAATCATCATAATCTACCAAATCTGCTAGAGTGTCCGAACTTGCTAATCTGTATGTTGTATTTGATTGAGTGCCTATAACGTTGGCGTTTGCTGTAAACTCGCCCTTAACATTAATAACTTCAATTACTTTGGTTTCTGGAATCCAATGTTTAGCTTCGGCTGAGGCAGTAGCATAAGCAAGATTTGAACCTTGATATACAATTTCGTTTTTAAAGTAGTTTCCTGTGCCTGTACCAAGTGTTAGCGATACAGTGTAGGCCGCCGCATGTTCGATATCATCAATTACTTCATCACCTGTCTCGAAATCTTCATTGCTGAAGCGGAATACTTCACAACGCAATTCGTAGATATATGGTGCTCTCTTACCGAGCGAGAAAAACATTAATTCTTCTTCAACGAACTTTATTTCAAAAATCTTGTTAAGAACTGGAACAAACAATAGATCGCCTTCGCGCGGTCTTATTGCTATATTGGAAGGCATATATCGCTCAAACGCTCTGCGAGATACAACAAAGTTAGATGTGTCTCGAATTTCTAATCCAAACTTTGAGAAGAAGTCTCCATCGCCTTCGTAACCCTCGACGTTGGCCAAATACATTTCCATGCCATACGCGCGTGTGAACTTAGAGTTGACGCTTTCACCAAGAACGTCATCAGCCTGATCGTAAACTTCACGTGGAAGATACTTGATATCATGCCCCATGATTTGGATTGATTCTACAATCAAATCCTCAAGGAGCATATTCTCATTTATAACAGATGGAGAATAGTTGTTGAAGTATACTGAGGTTGCCATTGATTACCCCATTATGAAGTTTGGTGGTTCTTCGTAGGTATCACGAATCAACTGTTCAACTTCAGTAATTTCTGCGGTTGCTTCATCATAGATTTGTTGACCATTCATTGTGATGCCGCCAGGAAGTTGCATTCCGCCAAACTTCTTCATGTTATTGCCCCAAACGCGCTTAATGTAAGCTGTCGTTAGACGCTTGAGCATACGATCATTCCAAACGTCGGTATAAGTAGATGGATTGATAATGATATATCCTTCAATAACCAACCATTCTCCTACTTGATTCATTGCCCAGTTCATATCAAGGTAAAGTTTGTTTGTGTGGCGATTGAATCGAATTGGTTGCTCACCAGAGAACATCATGTCTAGTGTTCTAATATGCTGTTGTGTTAGAACATAGTTCACATATGATGTGCTTGTAAAATCATACAACTCATGAAGACGCAACTGATATCGAAGGTCAAACATGTTGACAGATGCGTTTGTTGTTGAAATTGGAAATATTCTAGTTACACCAATGATATTTTCTGTAATTGGAATATATTGATTTGTCATATCTTCAGCAGTAAGTTGATGCTTTAGATACCAACGCTCGACTCCATCAAAGTGAAAATCTTGAAAGTATTGTAAAGACGCATCCACACAGTCATCTACCTGGTCATCATCCACGTTTATGTTGATAACAGGATGCCCTAGTTGTCTAAGGCACCAATCTTTGTGCTGGTCTCTATTTGATGGAATTGCCATTTATATACCTCTTTTAGAGTATTTATATATATGGCGGCTTCGGATACTTGTCTTTCACTGCTTGGATCTTAGTCAAAATATCTTGATATTCAACAGAATCTATGCCTTTTGATATGCCACCTAACTGATCTCCCATAACAGGATATTCATTTCTGCGTAGAGCGTAGTAATCAGGATAATCTGGTTTTACTACCTCTTCTTTAGCAATGTCTACAACTGTTTCTTCCATTGTTATCCGATTAAACTCGATTCTTGTTTTAGGTTCCAATGCGGCCCACTGAGCTTCTTTGTAATCTATTTCAGCATAAATTCTAGTTTCCATAGAAGCTAGAGAATCGGCAATATCTACTCCTTGTGTAGTATATACCATCCAGTTATAAGTATTTCCATTATGAACAACTTCAATATGAGCAATATCTCTTGTTTCTGGTGCCGGTGGTGTAAATATACCTTTTAATTCTACAGTCATGCTATCTCCTTAATCTTTCTGCCAATACCACAAATCTTGTTTTGCGTTTTTAATCTCTTTACCAATACTATTAGCGAACTCTCTAACGGCCTTATTCACGCCCTGAATCCTAGCGAAATCGTGACCAATAATGAATCCGCCCCTTTTAACCTTAGGATAGTAGTTCTGGCAATCTTTTAGAACTTGATTATATGTGTGAAGACCATCAATGAAAATAAAATCTAAGGATTCATCATCAAACTTTGATACAGCATCATCGGAATCTTCGTAGATGTGATTATATCTTTCCATATACGGATCAACTTTTCTCAACATCTCTGCTTTATTAGCATCACCATCTGGTTGTGTATCATTCCAATCAATATAAACTGGATAAGAATCAACGCCGAACATTCTTAGTGTCGGTAAAGTTTGTAGTAAGTATTCCGTAGTAGTTCCTTCAGCAACGCCAACTTCTACACCAACAGGATTTTCAATTCCTTTTATAATTTCTGGAATATCTTCTCCTGGTAGCCAACGAGAAGCGCCTTCTGTTGGATTATTAATACCACCAGGTAATCTTGAAGTCCATCTAAAATCTATGAACATCTTATCTTCAATCGTTAGTGGTACAGTTGGTTTGATGTTTGTGAAATAATGATTGAGATTGACAGAGGGATGTGCTGTGTATTTGCCTGTTGCGATATCCATATGAAGACACTGAACATCGGTATTCACAAACACTTTTACATCTGACTTGCGGCAACGATGTAAAAAGAAATTGTCTTCACCTACAAATGGAATATCTTCAATACCGTTTGCGATACAACAGAATGGCAAATCAGGGTCTTCATCCTTCATGCGACGAAGCGTTTCTACTGGAATCAACATACAGTCCATACCAGTCTGCCATGCTTCAAACACTTGACCTGGCGATACATCTGGAACAATAATATGATTGTCTTTACGAACGCTGATCATAGCATGAGCGCACTTAATGTAATACACACCAGCAGCGATATGACCAGGATTTGCTTCGCATGTTTTGAGAAGATTTTCAAACGCATTATACGGAACAACTGTATCGTCGCCAATAAAGAATAGATATTTTGCACCAGAATCTAATACAGAATCTATCAAATAATTTCTAGCAACATCTACCAACATTTTTTCACAGTCAACATAACCATGTGAATGTCCCATGATAGCCACATGACATAAACTATATCCGTTAAATGTTTGTGCTGGTGTTTCTTCTCTATTGCGTCTAGGTTGAGCAATAACTACAAAAGGTTTAATATCCGCAGCTTCAGCTTTAATATTGTGTAATGTTTGAATTATCTTATCTCGATTATACATAATGACTCCATAATGAATATTATCAATACTTATTTAGATATGGGTGTAGACATATTGCTCTGGAAAAATTTAATCCATAAATGTTTTCAAAAAGCTGCAAACTAGTTCCAACGGCAGCACCAATTGGCAAAGGATATATTTTACCATCAGGGGTTAAAATGCCACCGAAACATGCGCCTGATGCTGCTGTAAATACCAAAGGATATGTACTAACAACACCATTTATATCAACTTTTTGACCTCTTGCAGAACTTCCTGTGTTTCTAATAAAATGAATATCGCCATTAGGTGCCAAAACTGCGCCAGTATGAGCACCTGAACCTGATGAGTATACCAAAGTATACGTACTAACAACACCATTTATATCAATTTTTTGACCAACTGAAGCGTTACCTGGTGCAAAATGTATTTCGCCGTTAGGATTTATTGTTCCTCCAAAATAAGCACTGATATTTGTTGTATAAACTAAAGAATATGTTGATACAACACCAGCAGCAGAGATTTTTTGACCTACTGGCGCAGAAGAAGGCACAAAATGAATATCGCCATTAGGTGCTAGAACACCACCCACGTGTTTGCTTACACCAGTTGTATATATTAATGCGTAAGTGCTTGCAACACCTGCTAATGATATTTTCTGTCCAACAGTTGCAAATCTTGGAACAAAATGTATCTCACCATTTGGTGCAAGTACGCCTCCGCCATAAGCTAAAGAGGTTGTATGTGCTAAAGAATATGTGCTAACGATGCCATTTCTATCAATTTTTTGCCCTCTGTTGGCACTAGCTGGAACAAAGTGAATATCACCGTTAGGTGCTAGAACACCACCAAGATAAGCGCCTGTAGTAGTATAAACGAGACTGTATGTTGATACAACACCAGCAGCAGAGATTTTTTGACCTACTGGCGCAGAGTTTGGTATAAAATGAAGATCGCCGTTAGGTGCTAGAACACCACCACTATATGCTGAAGCAACACTTACTGGTAAAGATAATGTTGATATGATTTGATTTGAAAAAACGCTTCCGGCCGAAACGCCTTCATCAAGAATTTTTTTGAACTGATTCCAACCAGCAAAATCGGTACCAATGCTGCTGTTATTGCCAGAAGGCAAAGTTCCTTGAAGTTCATTTCTAACTTCTTCTACAAAACTAGGTGATGATTTACGAATATTTGCCATTTTTAAAACTTATTAAACCAGGGAGACATACATATGCCTTGACTGAAAGGGGATCCCATTGTTGATATCTCTTGCCCTCTATTGGCACTATAAGCAATAAAATATATGCTGCCATCAGGTGCTAGAACACCGCCATTATAAGCACTGGTAGTGGTATAAATTAAACTATATGTTGATACAGTACCATCAGCAGATATCTTTTGACCTCTATTAGCAGTATCAGGCACAAAATGTATATCACCATTAGGTGCTAGAACACCGCCAGAATAAGCTGCTAATGCTGTATAAACTAAACTATAAGTGGACACAGTGCCATTAATATCTATCTTTTGTCCTCTATTAGCATTATAAGGAATAAAATGTATATCTCCATTAGGTGCTAGAACACCTCCGCCATAAGCAAAAGAAACAGTATAAACTAAATCATATGTTGATACTACACCAGCGGCAGATATCTTTTGTCCTCTAATAGCTTGAGCCGGAATAAAATGTATATCTCCATTAGGTGCTAGAACACCTCCAACATAAGCAAAAGAAGCAGTATAAACAAGACTGTAAGTTGATACAGTTCCATCAGGCGCTATCTTTTGTCCTACTCTAGCACTGTAAGGAATAAAATGTATATCTCCATTAGGTGCTAGAACACCACCTAAATAAGCATTAGTGGTAGTATAAACAAGACTATATGTAGTTACAACACCCGAAGAAGATACTTCTTGACCTCTATTAGCAGTATTAGGTACAAAATGTATATCGCCATTAGGTGCTACAACACCACCAAAATAAGCATTAGTGGTAGTATAAACAAGACTATAGGTTGATACAGTGCCATTAGCAGATAATTTTTGCCCTCTGTTAGCACCGGCAGGCACAAATTGTATATCACCATTAGGTGCTAGGACACCGCCCGCATAAGCAAGAGAAGTAGTATAAACGAGACTGTATGTAGATACTATATCTGTATTATAAAGCTTGCCCTTAGCAAAGCTTTTATATAACAAGTTTTGAAAATCTTTCCAAGCAACAAGGTTTGTTCCTACACTACTGTTATTGGCTGTTGGAAGAGTTCCCCAACCCAGTTCTTTTGTATCTGCTACCCATCTAGGAGCTATGTTAAATGTTGCTGTCATACTAGAACTTATTTAGATAGGGTGAAGCGCAAGTACCAAAATCTAAAGGTCTTGCTGAATTTGTGTGTAAAATTTGATTTCTCTCGCCTAAATATGCTACAAAATGTATATCACCATTAGGAGTTAAAAAACCACCTAAAGAAGCGCCAGTAGCACTAGTAAAAGCAAGACTGTATGTTGATACTACACCATCAGTAGATATTTTTTGACCTCTATTAGCGGAAGAAGGAACAAAATGTATATCACCATTTGGTGCCAAAACACCTCCCCAATAAGCGCCACTGACATTGGTATAAACAAGACTGTATGTTGATACAGTACCATTAGCGGATATCTTTTGACCTCTATTAGCAGCATAAGGCACAAAATGTATATCACCATTTGGTGCTAAAACACCTCCATAATAAGCATCACTAGTAGTATAAACCAACGAATATGTTGATACAGTACCATCAGCAGATATCTTTTGGCCTCTATTAGCAAAATAAGGAATAAAATGAATGTCGCCATTAGGTGCTACAACACCGCCGGCATATAGTAAACTGCCTGTATAAACCAACGAATATGTTGATACAGTACCATTAGTGGATATCTTTTGTCCTCTACTAGCAGACCATGGTACAAAATGTATTTCGCCATTAGGTGCTACGACACCGCCAACATGCATTCCAGTAGTAAAACCGGTAGTACCATCCGATATAACAAGACTATATGTTGATACAATACCGCTGGCAGATACTTTTTGTCCTACTGGAGCATTGTGAGGAACAAAATGAATGTCGCCATTAGGCGCTAGAACACCGCCAGCATAAGCAGAATAGCCATTATCAGCAGCAATTGTATAAACAAGACTGTAAGTTGATACAGTACCATCAGCAGATATCTTCTGCCCTCTATTACCTTGACCATAAGCATAGTGTATATCACCATTTGGTGCTAGAACACCTCCATAATAATATCCACCAGTATAAACAAAAGCATATGTGCTAGTAATTTCATTTGTGAATGTTCTGCCAGCTTTCACACTTCGATTTATATTTAAACTAAATCCTGTCCAGTCATCTGCTGCTGTGTTAGCATTACCATTTGGAATCACACCGTGAGCAGTTTCATAAAAATCTATTCTGTTATTACTACCGATATAATGAGTATTTGCTGAGGCGGACATTTTATCCTAACACGATTACTGTATACTGATTAGTTGAAGGTGCTGTGACAAATTCTAGTACAATATGATTTGGTGTTGTATACTTCATATCAGGATATATATAGTATCCTGATGAGTTTTCTCTTACAGCAGGAATAACAAAAGTTTTAGCAAGATTGTGTGCTACGTTGAATGTGTTTGCGGAAGCATTGCCGACGTTAGCTGAGAATACTGAAGCTCCACCGCTTCCGCCACCAGTTGTGCCTTGAATACCTTGAATACTTTGAATGCCTTGTAGACCTAGTATACCTTGAAGACCTTGAGTACCAGCACCAGTAATACCTTGAAATCCATTAGCACCTTGAATGCCTTGAACACCTTGGATTGAACTAGGAACAATTTCCCAAGCGCCTACAGATGTAGAATAAGTCCATGTTATGCCACCGCTTGTAAATGTTTGACCGTTCGTTGGACTAGCTGGAAAATTTACTGCCATTTTTTATTCTCTTTGTTCTTTCTATTTATCATGGGCCAAACAGGAAAAGCATACCAATTGTAGTTGTCGATGAAGTTCCATACTCAATAAGTGCGCCGCCAGGTGCACCAGCACCGCCTGTGCCATTTGTAGTTGCTGGACGAAAAGCGCCACCGCCTCCACCACCAAAAGCAAAAGCCGGATTACCCGTAATAGTTGTTGTGCCTGCGCCAGCAGTACCACCATAAAGACTTCCGCCTGTTCCTGCTGTAAGACCTGATCCGCTATTGCCGTTTCCTGTTGAACCAGCACCGCCACCGCCGGCGCCGCCAAGAGATGCTGTGCCTGATGCTCCAGTACCGCCTGTAAAAGTATTATCGGGTGTTAATGTACCAGCAGCACTTGATCCGCCTGCGCCACCAGCGCCGTTATTAGGACTGCCGCCGCCACCGCCCGTAGCAGAGAATAGAGTTGTATTTGCCTGATTATAAAAAATAGTACTAGATCCGGCAGTACCCGAAGTAGCACCAGCACCGCCAGCACCTCCATCACCCACAAGAACATTGAATATTGTGCCTGGAGTAGTAGTGATTACTTCTTTGGCAAAACCGCCTCCGCCACCACCACCGCCACCGTTATTGGTTACACTTGCTCCACCACCGCCACCACCACCGGCCCAAAGATAAACGGTAATTGTTGTGATTCCTGCAGGAACAACAAATTGTTCTAGGGCGTTAACTGTTGTAAACCACTCGCTCGTTGTGCTGCTATAAGTATATGTTAGTGAAGCAGCACCTTGACCGCCGTTGCCGCCAGCACTGTTCGTATCATCATCACAAGCACCACCACCGCCGCCATAAGCACCACCCGCAGGTCTTGTTCCATTAGCACCGCCAGAGCCACCGGTGCCAATCGCGTTTAATGCGCCACCAGTTCCGTTTGATCCTGCTCCTAATATTCCTACGCCACCGCCGCCGTAACCTTGACCTGAGTTAGTAGCGCCACCACCGCCACCACCACCGCCTGTGCTACTTGCGCCAGAGCCTGTAGTTCCGCCGTTACCGCCTGCGGCTGAATAACCACCAGCACCACCACCGCCTGATCCTGTGTCTGTTGAGTTACCGCCGCTATTGCCACCAGCGCCGCCACCATCTCGTTCTGTGCCTGTAGATGCGCCACCGTTTACTGTTGCCGTAGAACGTTCTCGTCCTGCTCCGCCGCCGCCACCTGAAAGAAGAACAGTTGCTCCTCTTGATAATGTAGATGCGCCACCAGCATTACCGTCAGAGCCACTACCACCTCCATTACCTCCAGTGCCAA